AGTAGGACCAGCAACACCAGCAGTAGGACCAGCAACACCAGCAGTAGGACCAGCAACACCAGCAGTAGGACCAGCAACACCAGCAGTAGGACCAGCAACACCAGCAGTAGGACCAGCTACACCAGCTACACCAGCTACACCAGCTACACCAGCTACACCAGCTACACCAGCTACACCAGCTACACCAGCAGTAACGCCAATTCCAGTTCCTGCACCTATTCCCGTTCCAACACCTGCACCGACACCGACTCCAATACCAAGTCCTATTGCACCTACGACACCAATAGCAGGACCAGCAACACCATTACCGCCTATTGTTCCTGTAGCACCAGTTGCTCCAGAAGTAAGTGCAGTTTTACCAGCTATTAACTTCCCAACAGAATATGATAGCGATGCTAATCTTTATGCTACAAAAGATAGTTTGAGATTAATGTTGGCGCAAGATTACAATCTTGGTGACATATCAGTTGTGGTTGAGAACAATCCAATTATGATGGCTTTGTTCCCTGATGCAGGGATTATAACTTTAACAGAAAACTGTAGTGAACCTGAATTTAGAGCAATTTCTTTCTATTACACATCAAAAACAAACACTACATTTGAAGGAATTAAACTTTTAGACGAATTTATTGATTCCTACAAACCTAAAAATGTAACCAATGTTACCTTGAATGTTGTTGCTCAACACCATAATGCTGTTAAAAACGCATTAAAAACAATTCAGAATTATGTTGGTGTTGCTAATCAAATTGCTACTAAACCTTTGATTGGTACGATTGAACAGAGAATTAATTACATTAGAAGTATTGCTTATAATCCAAAACCTTGGTTTAACGCAAACGCAACAGTAGGAATCGTTCCTTTAGAAGTTTATTTCACAGATTTAAGTTTTAATTCTGGAAAAGAATTACGGGGAAATGATATAACTTACACATGGGATTTTGGAGATGGTTCAACAAAAGTTATTAATTATTCCACCAAAAACTCTTCAGCTGATGTAACACACACATATCAAAATCCGGGAATTTATACTGTAACATTGACTGTTACCAATGAATTTGGCACAAATGTTTCAGAATTCCCAGATTATATCAATGCAAGATATGAAGCTCCAGATTTTGCAACAATTGTTCCAGAATTAAACACTTATCAAATAGAAATAAATGGACAAGTAAAGACACCAAATAATATTAATCTTTACGTTGTAGTTACAGACAATGGAGAAAACGCAATTGATCCAGTGACAGAATACAATTGGATACTAAGCGATGTTCTTTCTCACCCAAATAATTCTTACACAAATATAAGTTATCCTATTGGTGGAGTCTATGATCTAGTTCTTCAATGCTTGACAGAAAATGGTTCTTATAGAATAACACAAAAAGCAAATTATATTAATGTAATAGAATTAAAGAACTATTATTTGTTTACTTATGGAGCCAATTCAAATTATATTTACGCAAATGAATTTGGTCTTTTAAGTCACACATTTAAAACAACACAATCTACTGGTCAAGAAGTTTTCATTAATGATAATTTCTTGCAAGGCACAGAAAATGACACTCAAGCAATTAGAGAATTTTCTAGAAATAGTTTTTCTACACTTAATAGTGTTTATTCAAGTGGATATGGTGGCAGTCTTCTGTTGAATTATGCAACAGGTAGAGATGCCGTTGATCCTGTTAGTTTAGAAAAGATAATTTCTATAAATTATAATGCATTTAATGAAACTTATAATGCGTTTAATGCAACATATAGACCTTGGAACTGGATAGCTTATGGCTTTGAAAATAATATTTATTATCTATTTGGTAATCCATTAACTCAACCTGCTGGTCTTTCTTTGACAAATCAACAGATTCTTCAACATGATTTGACATCAAATTCATATTCAACATCAACAATATCAGGGATTCAGTACTTAGGTTCTTCTGGAGAATTGAAACAAAATCCATCACAATTTGATGATGGAACAAGTCTTTATGGTTATTTCTCAGTATACAGAACTGCATTTAATGGCAGAAATGGTTATATTCTTAGGAACAGTGGTATTGGAGATTTCTTTAAAATAAATAGTTTCTATAAAACAAAAGAAGATGGTGTTAACCTTATTTATTACTTTGAAAAATTAGCTGATATTGCTGGACCAGAAAAATTAGAAGGCGGTCTTGTTAATCTTTCATCTGGTTTGTACTTCTTTAATAACACAGGAAGTGTTTCAGCTTATAATCCAAACAATGCTGTTTGGCAAACTGGTGGTCCGGGTATCAATTCACTTGCATTCAAAGGAATGCAAGATACTACCAAGCCAGATTATAATAATCCAGCAAATACTCTTGTTGCATGTTCTGATAATGACCACATAGCATATGTTAGCTTTGACTACACAGACAATTCATTCATTCAGTTTAGTGATATAACTTTAACATTCAGTAGATTGCCAAAAAGGGTAAATTCTTCTCAATGGCATAGTAATATATTTTAAATTAAACTAAATATTAATAGGTAGGGCATAAAATTGAAGCAAGTATTTCCGCCAACGTCACAATATCCTCAGAACTACGATTCTGATTATACACTCCTTAACGTATACAACACAACTGAAAGTATACTAACAAAATCAGCAGAACAATTTGATACAACATTGTATATCAAACCTGTTGATGCTGATAAACCAGAAGTTTGGGCAGATAATGGATACGCCACAATATCTGGTGAAGTTCTTTATTACGAAAATGTAAGCAAAGACCAATATACAAGTAAAGTGAATGGTTTGTTGAATTGTTTGCGTAATATTGGGGGGAAGTCTTCCAAGTTTAATGCTGCTGGGACAGATATTCGTGGATTTGTGATGGCAGAACATCACAATCAGCTTGCCAGAGCGATTGTAAACACTGAGAATTTTATTGGTTATACGGAGAATCCAGATCAAGCTACTGTTGACTGGAGAGTTAGAAATTTAGCAGGTTTACCGCAAATAGGAGATGACTCTGGTTGTCCTGATGTAACATTTTATTATACTACTATTTCTTCGAGTCCAGTTACTGGAACTGAAATATCATATGAAATTATAATCAATGGAAATATTAATAGTTTTATTTTAGATTTTGGTGATGGTACATCTGATGCAAACAGTTTAATTGGCACTCATATTTATCCACCAAACTTTGTTGTTGATCCAGTTTTAACGGTGGTTAATCAAAATTGTTCTACAGTTGTATCTGGCATAGTAAGAAACAATGTTGGTGGCGCTGGAAATTTAATTGATGCTAGAACTCCTGCAACTGTTCCTACTTTACCTATTCCAACTGCTTTGACTCCCGGTCCTTTTCCGATTGTTACGGCAAATTGTGATCCTGTTATTATTAACTTTCCTCCGATTGTATTTCCAAACTTTTTTGCTAATATTGGACCTATATTTATACCATCAACTATTAATATAACTCCAGATCTTAATATTCCTTCAGTGATTACAGTAACTCCGTTTCCAAACATTCCTTCATTTATTTCTGTTAGTCCTTTCCCAAATATCCCAAGTTTGATAAGTGTTACGCCAATAACCATTGGTGGTAATGTTAATTTTGATTTTAATGATTGTTTTACAATAAGAACGGGTGGAATAAATATTAGGTCAAATTGTACAGCAAATCCTTATCCAGCTAATTTTACTATTGCAGGATCTTTATGTAATGGAACGCCATCAATAAGTAAAATGACAGTGGAAATTGAATCTTTAAAAATTTTCAAACCAAGTAAAAGATTAGGTGATGTAAGAATATTAGTGGTTGGACCAGACGGAACAGCTGTATTATTATTAGCAATTGGCGCAAACGCATATACTATTGCTGATTATGTTGATATAACATTTGATGATAGTAGTACAAATTATATATTACCTGTTAGTACTAACACTCCTTTGTTATCTGGAACTTATCATCCATCTCCAAATGGGTATGAAAACATTAGTTTGCTTGCTCCTGCTCCACCTGCTCCTTACAAAACAGGTTTATCTTCTTTTCAAAATATTAATCCAGATGGACAATACGAGATGTATGTCCAAAAATTTAACAATGATACTGGATATGATACATGCGACCAAATTGGTATTATTGGTAGAGCTTTAATAAACATATGCGTTTCAGATAATATTTGTTTTGGTCCGACTGCTCCATCATCGCCAGCTTCTGCTCCGGTAGCTTCGCCATCATCGCCAATATTTAATCCCGGACCAGCGGCGGGACCGGCATCAGGACCAGCATCACCGGCATCAGGACCAATTCCACCGGGACCAGCTTTCCCACCAGTTCCAGCATCTCCCGGATTTTTACCACCCGGACCTCCTAATCCAACAGCGCCATTAACTCCAAGTATTACACCAATATATCTTACTCCATCTTTTTATCCATATTATCCTTCAAACTGCAAAAATTGTATGTGTAGATACATTTTTGGAATTAATTCTTCAGGTATTGCTTCGTGGGCACAGGCAACTGGTAATAATGCTGGATGTAGGAAATATGGACAACCTGCTGATGGTGCGTTTATTTATCAACCATGTGATGGAGATTGTGTATGTCGAGATGGATCGGAAATTCCAATTTCACCAATTCAATTTATTGGTGATATAATCCATATTGGATGTAAATCTTATTGTGGTGAAAATTGTCTCTGGGAATGGAGTTCAATACTTGAAGAATGGATGCCTAAACAAATAGGCTGTTTTAATGTTAGTTGTTCTTGCACACATCCAAAGAATCCCGGAACAACTGATGGTGAACTTGCTTCAACTGGTTGTTTTAAAGATCCCGGATGTCCTAACCAATGTGAATGGCAATATGATCCCGGACTTGGAACTCCTTGTCACCCAGATATACCAAATCCAAACTGGAGAAAAATTTCTAACTGTATTGGTAATTGTGAATGTTATTGTTTAGAGGATTTACAAGCACCGACTCAACCGGGCGACTATCAAAGATTTACTGTATGTACTGAACATGATCCAACTAACGACTGCACTGATGTTCTAAGCGAAAAAAACGAGTGTTCTTGTCAGTGCCAATGGTCTGTACAAGACAATAGATGGTTTTCTATAAATACTTGTTGGAACTATGAAACTTTTGATAACGACAAATGTATTTGTTGCGATGACTGTCCTGATGTTTGCATAACTTCTCCACCTCCTTCTAATAGAGGCATAAGTGGTCAGGTTGTTTACAGACCATGTAAAAAAGATCCTTCGTGTACACCAACTGCACCAACACCGCCAACACCAACTGCGCCATCACCAACACCAACTGTGCCAACACCGCCTGCACCAACGCCACCAACACCAACTGCGCCAGTAGCTAATTGTTTATCTTGTTTTTGTACTCAAGTTTGTTCTGCTAACATATGGATTCCACTAGACCCATGTGCATCTGTAGACATTGGCGGTAGTTGTAATGGTTGTGAGTGTCCTAATGCAGGAGAAGTATGCCCAACTAACGGACAAGAAAGAACTATCAACTGTCAGCCTGTACCAAGTTTTGCATTCAACGCAACGGAAAACAATATTTACTTTGCAGTAAAAGATCCTATTTTGACTAACAACAAGTGTGAATGTTTGAGTATAAACATTGATAATGCTGGTCTTTATTTTGAAAACTTAGGATTATTTGATAATCTTAGAGATTGCAATCGTTTTTGTGAAAAATCAAATTTACATTTGATAAAAGCTAAAGACAAAATGAAGAATGTTAATTTTGGAATCGAAGTTTACAATCAAAGCAAAAAAACAGAAATGAAATTTTTGAAATTGTCAGAATTGAATTCAAGTAAAGAAATTGAAAAAATTAATACTAATATAGAAGAAGCTACGCTCTTTACCCCAGTTGCTAAAGACAATGTTGTAGAATCTGATTCTAAATCAATTAATATTGATAATATTCCTCAAATAGTAGAAATATATGAGGATTCTAAGAGTGAAAAAGAAGAAGTCAAAAACATAAATTTTGTTGAGAATGATTCAGTTACAGAAGAAATTAAGATAGAAAAAATTGATATTGAACCTGTTGTTAACCAAAGTGTAGTTAATATTGAGAACAATGTAACTCCAATAATTAATATGATTAAAGCAGAAACTGTATTTAACAAAATACAGGACTCAGAAAGGGAATCAACAGAATTCAATGATAGAAAATAACATGCAGAGTTACAAGAGTTTTAAAGTAAATCTGCCGAACAATAAAGAGAAAAATGTTACAATCAAATTGCATAAAAACAAGAATGATTATTATTTAACTGATGAAAACATTTGGGTAAGGAATTTTTTGAAACCAAATGTTGTGCCAAAAGACATTAATGGATTTTATGGCAAAGAAGAAGTGAAGACTCTTCTAGACAATGAAATGAAAAATCAAGAAATGCAAATGCTTGATTTTTTTAGTGAAACAATAATCCACAAAAAAATATTAATAATATCAGATGGATTTGGATTTTCTGATTCAACCGCATGGTTAGATCAATTGCCAAAAGATGTAAAAATTATCACAGTTTATGGTGCTAGCAGATTTTGGAAATCTAAAAGATTACCAGACTATATGGTTTTTACTAATCCATTTGAAGATTCTTTAACCTGTCTGCCTGAAAGAATATTTCCATTCCTTATAGCAAGTTCAAGATCATGCAACAAATTTATTAAAAGATATCCAAACAAAATATTTAGATACAATACAACTCCAGATGAGAATTATGAAAGTCCAATTAGTCACAAAAGTGCTGATTATATTGATGAATACAGAAGTTCAATATCTGCTGCAATAATATTAGCATCTAAAATGAAATGTGAAAAATTATGCATTGCTTATCCAATAAATGCTTATGAAAAACAAAGACCGGGGACAGAGAAAATAGAAGATACAAATTTTCATTTCTATCCCCAACAGAAAATTGCAAAAAATATTATTGATGCAAATTTATTCTGGCAAAAACTTGGAAATTCAAACACAAATATTTCTTACATTGGAATAAAAAATTCTTTGTTGTTTGCTAACTATATTGAACCAAACAATTTAGAAAAATTTTATGAACAATAACAAATTTGTTTACGATTTTAAGAAATGGCTAAAAGCTCAAAACGAGATCAATGAAAATAAAAAATTGATCGGTAATAGCGTTACAACAAATTTATCACTAAAACACTTTTGCGAAGTAGCAGATATCATAATTGGTAATTCATTAAAGATTGGAAAAGATTTTATCAAGAATGGTGGAACAGTAGAAGAGATTATCGAAAATCAAGTGTTAATTAAGTCTGCAAGAGGCAGATTTTATCTTAACATAAATGATATTATAGAAAACTAAACCACCTGCACTATTAGTGCAGGTGGCTACAAAATGAACAACACTTTTACTTCTGTGTAGTCATGTCTGAATTTGCTGGCTTCTTCTGCGGAGCAACTTCTGGTTTGTTTTTAGCTTCAGCAGCTTTCTTAGCATCTACCTTAGCAGTGCATGCACCATCTTCTGTTGCTTTATGATATCCGTTTTCATAAGCAGCATCAACAAGTTGTTTGTGTGTTTCAGTGCCGTTATAATATCCGGCATGCCAAATCTTGTTGTATTCGTTGTCTTCAGAAAGCTTAAGGTTATTGATAGCACTAATAATGCCATCAAGCCTGCCTTGCGATCTAGCACTTTCAATGTTTTGATCTCTTAAATCAGAAATCATTCTCATTGTGTTTTCTCTGAGCTGATCATCATTGATCCGTGCTCGTTCTCTTTCACATTCCATGAAAAATTCTAATTTCCTGACATTGTTGTACTGATAAAAATTAACAGCACCCAAAGAGAAAATAACACCGAAAGCTACCAATGTCCAAACGTATCTAAGTCTCACAGCAACATCCTCCATGTGGGCGGCTTGAATCCAGTTCATTACTGGTTAACTCATTTATAGCATGGATTATTAACAAATCAAGATCATTTTTTGCATAAAACCTTAAAAAGTTCTTCAATCAAAATTTGACTGTAAATATCATTTGGTCCTAGACTTGCAGAAAACTTTTGCATAGCATCTAGAGAATCTTCAATTTTTGACTTTTCATCTGGAGATGGATTTGTGACTGATTCTTCCACAATTAAAATCCTTTCAAAAATTACAAACAATTATTGCATATATCTATCTGTCTATAACTTAGAATATGCAATCCAATTAAATATATTACAAGAAAATATAAAAGAAAAATATCCTGAAATTAATTTTTACTTTGCTTTTACTAACAATGTAATAAAAGATTTAAAACTACCAAGTAATTTTATTAGTCTAGAAGAAATGGAAAAGAATAAAAATAATTTTGCCGTTTGTGAAGAAATTTATATCAACCCCAAAGGCAATGGAATAAAAGATTATTTTGATAAAAATGATATAAAATTTAAATAATATAATAGTATTGTCAATTTTTTTAAGATACTAATAAAAATTTATTAGTATCTGCAATAACTAATAATGGAAACTGTAGTGGATTATTTTTAAAAATGTTTCCAAAGCAGAAAAAAAATATAGCTATGATTATATATATAGTAAGTAAATCTTCATATGAAGGAGTTTAAAAATGAGTGTATTTCGAGTAAAATTAAATCAGGGAAATCAGGGCACTCTCGACATTGATCCAGCTACTGGTGTTGAGTTCTCCACTAGCGTTCAGCGCACTATGTTTGTAACTGGACCAAATGGCAAAATTCGTGAGATCGCTGACGGTACAACCTTCACCGATTGCAACTACTGGAAGCAATTTGCAGTTCCAGCTGTATCTGTTGATGATGCTTTCATCGAAGTTGTTACTGATGATGGTAGCGTTTACAGCGACATTGCTAGCGAAAATACCTATCCAGCAGTAACAAACATCACCCTTACTTCTGGTAAGACTCTTGTTTCTTCTGGCAACATTATCGACATTGCTGGCGACACTGGCAGCTTTGCTTCCTTTATGCAGCTTACCAATGCTGGTGCTCTTGCTTCTGGTAACAATGCAATTGTTCAGCTTAACGGTAGTTCTGGCGCTATCTTTGTCCTTGAAGCTGGTAGCACCCAAGTGTTCAACGGTGGCGATATTTCTATCAATAGAGTCGCTGTTCAGCCTCAGATGTCTGGTGCAACAGGCGTATTTGGCACATTCAACATTGAAGCTCTTTATTCTGTTGTTTCTCAATGCAACAGCTAACTTAATTATTAAAAATTAATAAATAGTGCTTGCAATTTAAATTGCGAGCACTATTTTTATTTTGTGAAACTAATTATTAAAATGCCTCCTAAAAAGGCACAAGGAATCAAACATTACAATAAAATAAAAAATAATATTTGCATTTTACGTTTATGTGGTGGATACGGCGACATTTTAATGTCTAGAATGATATTTGAAGATCTAAAAAAGCAATATCCTGATTTTAAAATAACATATGCTCTACCTCAAGCTTATTTTCAAGCAATAAAAGATCATAAATATATTGATGAAGTAATAGATCATAAAGACATTGATTATAATAATTATAGGCAAGTTTTTAATATAACACATCATTGCTCAAGACATGAAGCTTTCTACAACAAAGAATGTGTTAAAAATCGCAGTGATATTTGGGCTGAATCATTTGGACTTACATTAGACAATCATAACATGCATTTACCTAGTTTAGAAAAAAATAGAGATTATATTTTTTCTTTATTTAAACAAGGTGGATATAAAGAAGGTCAAAAAATAATAGCATTTACACCATATAGCGCAGTCCCTACTAGACATATAATGCAAAAACATCGTGAACTTGTAGAAAAAAGATTATTAGAAACTAATGCTTTCTGTTTTTATATGCATAATATTCCAACATTAGATCAATTAAAATTTCCACTAATAGCATGTAGAAATTTTATTGAAGCAATGAGTATGATATATTTTTCAGACATGGTAATATCAACAGACACAGGTCATTTACATTGCGCTGGTGGATATAACAAACCTTTGCTAGGATTTTTTAATTACACAAATGGACATGTTGTTGGTAAACATTATAAAAACTTAACAGTTATTCAAAAAGATTCATCAAATGATAAAAATTGGACATGCGGACCTTGTAATAACATGGGAAGATGTCCTTATCCTTTAATTGACAAACAATTAAAATGTTCAATAGAATTACCAATGGATATTGTAAACGATAAACTAAACTATTTTTTAAACAAATTTTGCGTTTAAAACTATGTTAATTTGTGGCACAATTAATAAAACCAACAGAAATTAGTGTTAAAACCGTTAATGGCGAAGTTCTAGTCAATTTAAAACTAGATATTAATATTAATTTGACTCAAGGTGTTGTAAATACTACTGTTGAGTCGAAACAAGAAGAAAAAAAAGTAAAGCAAGAAGAAAAACAAACGCTTTGGGAAATACCCGAATTCAACAGTGTCCCAAAAATAAAATTTGGAAATAAGGAGCAGTCATGAGTCTCGGATTTGATGTTGGTACGTTTTCTTTAATTTGCGCCAAAAGAAACAAGAAAGAAATTGAATTCAACAAGGGAATCAATTCATTTGTTGAAATTCCTTTAGAAAATCGTTTCTTATTTAACATGATGAAAAACTCTGGTGTTCCTTTGATTGAAAGGGACAATATGGGTTATGTTCTTGGTGAAGCTGCTGTAAATATGGCTTACACATTAGCTTCTTTAGAACTAAAGCGTCCAATGTCAGAAGGATGCGTTAATCCAAAAGAAAAAAGTGCATTTGAAATCTTGCAGATCATGATTCATTCATTGATTGGCGAAATTGATAAAGATGATGAAAAGATCTATTATTGTGTTCCTGCAAATGCCGTAAACACAGAAACAGATGCAGATTACCATCAAAAAATTCTTCACAGCATATTTAAGAGTTATAGAAGCGAAGCTGGTTATAAACTAAATCCAAGTCCAATCAATGAAGCTTTAGCTATCATCTATGCAGAGATGCAAAAGAAGGCTTACACAGGGATTGGAATATCTTGCGGAGGTGGAATGGTAAACGTCTGCTACGCAATGTATGGTAATCCAGTATTCCAATTTGCAATTGTAAATTCAGGTGATTGGATTGACAAACAATCAGCCAAAGCAACTGGCGAAAGCACTACAGTTATCAATAAAGAAAAGATGAAAGTTGATTTGAGCAAAGAACCAACAAACATGATTGAAAGGGCAATTGGCACCCAATATAGGATCATGATTGAAAAGACCGTCCAAGGCATCAAAAACGGGCTTGCAAACGCAAAAACAAATGTTAGGTCTGCTGGCGCAGTTGATGTTGTTGTTGCTGGTGGCACATCATGTATTGCTGGGTTTGATGTAATATTTAGAGATGCAATGAAGAGTGCTGGCTTAAGTATTGAACTTGGAGATATTACAAGAGCAGATAATGCAACTTACACAATTGCCAAAGGCTGTTTAATAGCAGCGGAGAATTCTAACTGATGTTAAAAGAAATTAGAGATATTGGAATTGCTGCTTATCTTGTTATGCATGAATACAAACTGCGTGATAAAAAAGATAAAAGTTTTTTGTTTGAAGTTGTTTCAGATGAAAATAAAAAGTTTGAAGATTTAAAAATAAGTTATTTATCAAGTGAATTTCATCATTTCGATTCATGTTTAATGAGTTTGAAGAAACTTGATGAATATCCATTTGAAATTAAAAGCAATTGTTTTACAAACGATCTAGGTTGTGCAGCTTATATTTTGATGCACAAGTTTATTTTACTTGGAAAGAAAAATAGATTTTTTTACTTTGATGTTTCATCAGAACTAGAAGAAACTCAATTTAGGGAAATCAACATGCAATACAGTGGAAGTGAATTCCACAATTTTGACAGCAAGCTAATGTCTCTCAAGAAGATTTTTTAGACATCATTCTTTCTAAATCACTCAAATTATCTGGTGCTTTTTGTTGAGGTTGAGCTACTAGTTCTTCCTCACAAATAGAAACAAGGTGATTAATGTTTATAAAATTCATTTTTTCTCCTTTATAGGATTTGTAGAAAATTCCATCTTGATTAATTTCTGTGGGGAAACCTATAAAATAAACAATTTGTTGTTCATCTTTAAGATTTCTTTGATGCAAAGATGTAAAAAAACTACATGGTTTTCCAATAAAATGTTGTAATCTTGTAATTGTTGTTCTGTTATCCATGTTAACCATCCATTTGAGTTTCAGCTAATTTAATATACTGATACAACATATTTTTGTCAAATTTAACAAGGAATTCATTCCAATCCTTGATATCTAAAGGTGGGCAGACCTTGGTAACTTGACATCCAAAAGATTTTAATAATTTAAAAGAATTTTCTACAGAACTTTTTCCTGCTTCGTCGTTATCAAAAGCCAAGCATATTTCCTTATTGGCTAAGACGGTGGCTTGTTTTACTGAAATGTATTTGCCACCAACGGCACATGACATAATATTTGCTTCTGTTAAAGACATAGAATCAAATTCACCTTCACATACATAAATTTTCTGATTATTTTCGTTCCACTTACGAAAGAATATGACATCTGCTTTGCCCACATTACATTCATCTTTATGAGGACCAAGATATCTTAGTTTACTTTGAAACAATGCTCTACCATTGTAATAAATCAAATTACCTTTTCTGTCATAATATGGGATTACAATTCTTGATTTCATCCTGCCATCTATGCCAACAAAAAATAAATCACTATTAATATTTCTGTTGTTCAAGTAATTGTTTGCCATATCTTTCCACCATCTTGGTGCAGAGTTAACTTTAACAGCGCCTTCTGGCATTTTTATAGTTTCAAATTCTTCCTTATTAAGCGAATCATAGTCTATTGAATTTTCATCTTGGAAAAATTCATCAGAGCTTTCTTTTCCAGTGATTCCTAGTATTTGCATTGCTTTGTTGAATTGACAATCTTCTACTTTCATTACAAGAGCAACGACAGTTCCTTTGTTGTTGCTTTTGAAACAATTAAAAACTCCTTTCCAAAACTTTTTAATATTACAATAAAGATGATGTTTTGAGTCTTCGCAGAAAGGAGAATTGAATCTTATCTGATCTCCTTTGACAAGTGGTTGACCAAATTTTTTCTCAGCCCATTTAAAAAAAAGTTGATCATTAATCATAATATTATTCCAAAAGCAGCTGGTTTTGCTATATTAATGGAGTAAGATAAAAAGTCAAGGTGCAAGTTGAAAATCAAACATATATCAATTTCTCGGTCAGGTGTTTGGGAAGAATGTCAAGTAAAGTATCGTTATAAATATCATTTAGAAGTATTACCAACAAAGCCAGAACCACCTTACTTTGCTTATGGTAAACTTGTACACAAAGCAGCAGAAATTTATGTTAAAGAAAAAGGCACATTGCCAATTAGAAAAATAGCATCTGATTTGTTAACAGGTTTGCATACAGAAGAATTCAAGAATTTAAAATTAAGCAAAGAATATAAAGATAAGCTTCCGATACATCTTGATAATATTGAAAAAATAACAACAAATATTGGGTATGAAGGTTTGCTTGAATATGAAATAAAGCTTGACATGTTGCCACCAAATGAAAAATATTTGCTTGGATATGTTGATAGAATTATCTTCAAAGAAGATAAAACTATGATACTTGATTATAAAACAACTAAAGCTGGATTCTATCAGAAGAACAACACAACTATAAAAGAAGATTTGCAACTTAGAACTTATGCTTATTATATTTGTAAGAAATTTAATTTAAAGCCAGAAAGTGTTTTTTGTTGCCTTTATTATTTGGAAAATAAAAAATTGGTTTGTACAAATTATACAGAAAAACAAATGGAAAGTGCTATTGAATTTTTAAGAGAAAACTATAACATAATAGAATCTACAGATGAAAGCCAAGCACGACCAAATATTGGCAATCATTGTAGAAGATGTGATTTCCAAAACATATGTCCTTATGGAAGAAATGCGTGATGAAGATTTATAATCACCAAATATTTGTTGACGCTAATGGAAGAAACGAACTTAACATAGGCAACAAAATTATGGCAGAAGGATTTCTCACAGAAATAAATCAAGATAAATTTAACATAGAATTCTCATTCATAGAAGAACATGTCACATTGTATGAACTTGATTCAAATTCAAAAAAAACAGAAGTTGTTGATAAACTTGAACACATCAATATAAATTTTAATCCAAAAAAAGTAAATGTCGATATTGATGACATTTTAGATAAAGAAAATGGTGGAAAAGAAAAATTAAAATTTATTATAAAAGGCAAAAAAGAAATGCATTTTATTTGCATAACAGATAAATCTGTTTTAGAAAAAAATTATATTTTTGTTGATGAATTAGCAGTTTCTCAAAGCCATTGAAAATCTTGCGCTTACATTTTCTCCAGCACTGAGTACAATTGGTGCTGATAAAACTGCTGTGCTATACAGCTTGCCAGTTGTTCCAGAACTAGAATTTGTTAAAAATATATTGACAACTGGACCCCATGATCCAGTTACAGCTGCAAAAATTACAACATTACTTCTAGCTTGATACACGCCACCATTGTTTATTATAGTAAATCCAGTAGTTGAGCTTACTGGTTGCCTACTATAACCATTACCGCTTGGTTCTCCTACAAGACTTGCAAGAGTTTGCCCTTCACTTATAGTTGCTCTATTGTCTAAGCCAAGATAATAGTTAATAGGGATGTATGCGTTATTGTTAGGACCGCCTGCAAAAATAGCAGAAAGTATTGTTTCTTCTCCTTGACCATGTAAAATGTTATAAACATTTTCTTCTTTATAAAGTTCTTTGCCATTCGCATCACTGTGAATTATCTCTTCAATTTTCATTATGCCATGCCAATTTTTCATAATTGTTCTCCAATACTTGCGTTTATCTGCATCTTGTCTTTTAAATCTTTTTTAACATTTTCATTTTTTATTTTTTCATCAATCAAATCATTTACAAACAACACAACAGGATTATCGTATTTCTTAGGAATTTTTCCAACATGTTTATAATTATTATCTTGTTTGTACTCAAAAACATAAAGCATTTCTTTTCTGAATGCGAAATAACAAAAAGAACATCCAAGTCGATGTTTTTCACTTATAAATGAATAATCTATATTACAACTTGGACATTTCTTATTTTTCAAGTTATAACCTTTCCTGCAATCTTGAAAGTAAATGTTTGATTATCGGATTTAGATGTTCCCGGTTCTATAGTTCTTTGCAACCAAACGGGAAATCCTTCAAAAGGTCTTAAGCTTCCCAAAGTTAATGGTTGTGTTTCTGCAAAACTAGCAAATTGTATATTTTCTGGTTTGATTAAAACAGTTGCTGTTTTAGGAGTAATAATATTTATAGGTGAACCATTTTGAGTTTTACTAATAAAGAAATCAGTAGCTGGTGTTAAATTGTTGTCTACTAATTCAAGTAAAGGATGGTACTTGTAACCTGAATCGTCTTCAAATACTATTGTAACTGTGTAGTAACCTGTGTTTGCTTCTGCTACTGCCGTAACACCAAGCAAACCAATATTATTCAATGCTGAAACAAAATTATTTGCTAATGTGGTCATGTTCACAGAGAAGGCAACTGTAAAAGTCTGATCTTCATAACTAAGAACTAAGTTGCCACCTGTTGCAGGACCACTAAGCGTTATCTTCTGTGTGTCGTTTTGTTTGTTAACACCAATCAAACATGATGTAGCAGTGGTGTTTTGAATGTAAATTGATACATCATAAAGAGTTTCAGTGTCATTTTGATTAAATATATAAAAACAACGATAGTCTACCAGCCCTGTTTTAAGTTGTGAGTCTGTGAGAGAGTTAAACAGGTTTTGAGAAATGTCGGCAATTTCTACGTTAGAAGGATCGCCACCCAAACTTTCGAAAGGATCATAGTTGCCTGTACTGCCACTAAAAACAAAAACAATATCATTTGCTGTTATCATTATTTTTTCCAATCAAATTATACAATATATAGAGTTAAAACCAGCCTTTTCTAATTAATTAATTATTCAGAAACAAATGCTTGGAACGATAATATTATTAAACACAGTCATAAATAGCATTATGAATACATTTTATGATTGGTTAAACGAGCATTTGCACAAATATGACAACATGCGAGGTGATTTTGAACCTTTGAAAAGAGGAGACACTGTAAGAGTTTTCCATGGGTTTGACAATGTCACAGAAGCAATAATTGCAGCTAGATATGGCATTTCAGGACAGTTAAGACCCGCTAGGAAATATTCTTATGAAGCAAACACAAATCCTAAAGGACTATTTGTCACAATATCAGAAAAAACAGCTAGAGATTTTGCTCTTGATGGGTGCGTTGTAGAATTTATTGCAAAATACGAAGATCTAGAACCACCAGTTTGGGTACAGGGATCATATGGTACACAAGGTTCTTATATGCCAACATTTAGAAGCAAGGTTGAAAGATTGGCAACTAAAAAAAGATTTGAAAACGAAATAAGAAATGATCAAAACCAACCTGAATTTGTTAAATCTAGTGATAATCCCTATATGACTAAAGTGCTTTTTGATAGTTCTGAATATCAAGCTTTATTTACTGGAAATTTAAATCCAGATAAAATTATTTCATTTTCAGAAAGAGATAATAATTGGGAAAAAATTAATTTAGAAGAATTTCTTGAAAAGTATAAAGATATAGATCTTAAAAGTGACAAAACATATCAAAACAGAAACAGTATGTTGAAGCATGAGGATAAATTGTTTTTGCCTGAAGACGATTTTGATGCTGATGAGTTTGTAAAAAGATTAGCTGAGAAAGTCACAAAATCTGCAATAAGGGCAACAAGTGCGTTGAAACAAATAACAAATCAAATTATTAGATCAGAAAGCATTGCACAAGAATTTATTAAAATATTCCATTATTATCTATATCCAAAACAATATGCTAGAGCATTGTCTTGGCTTTTAGAAACATATGGAAATGATGACTAGTAATTATATTTTCTTTAATTAATTATTCAATGATTCTAATTTATTAGTATCATCTATCATCAGAGGATTTTGTTGTGCAAATAGGATCAGATGTAGAGTGTTTCCTACGCAATTCTTCTGATCAAGTAATTAATGCTGCAAAGCATATTACACATGACAAAGATAATCCTTACAAAAAACAAAAAATAAAAATATATTATGATAATATTTTAGCAGAATTTAATATTCCCCCATGCAATAATGCACGAGAATTTATCACAAATATCACAAACGGCGTTTATCTGTTAGAAAAACTAGCATCTCCTTATAAGGTCGATTTGACAGCTGCTGCTATCATTGAGCAAAGTGTGCTGCAAGATGCTAATGCAAAAGAAAGTGGCTGTGACGACGAATACAACGCATATACGTTGATGATAAACACAGAACCTAAAAACTTTATTAAAAATAGTTCTGTAAGGACTTCAGGTGGACATTTGCACATTGGATCTGTTGGAGATGAAATTCTGCTTGATCCGATTATTAAACCTTTGTTTGTTTACATGCTTGATTTATTTTTAGGTTTAACGTCTGTTGCTATAGACAATGATTTAAGTCAAATTGATAGAAGGAAGGTTTTTGGTAGAGCTGGATCTTTTAGACCAAAGAATTATGGAATTGAATATAGAGTTTTGAGTTCTTGGTGGATTGGCAAACCAGAATATACAGCATTGGTTTATTCTTTAACTGATTTCGTTTACAATGAAATGATCGAAAAGATTTGGGAAAAATTCTGGACTGTTACAATTGGTGATAAGATTTCATATAATTGTTTTGGTTATGATGTGAATATTATCAAAGATGCAATTAATAATTGTAATAAATTTGAAGCTGATAGACTTCTTGGTTTTATTTTTAATTTTATGCCTAATGATTTGGTTCAGCAAATCAATGATGCAAAAAAAATAGCCTCCCATGCAAACTGCATGGGAGGCTAAGTAGTTAAGTGCTACCTCATTTCTTTTTCATTTTTTTGCCAGCATACTTGCCTGATTTTGTTGGCATATTTTTGCCAGCATACTTGCCTGATTTTGCTGGCATAAATTTCATGCTAGTTGAACACTTCTTGCATGGACCACTTTTCTTCTTGGAGACTCTACCCTTATACATTTTTTCTTCTGTTTCTTTTGGGTCACTCTTCACAATTGAACTTTTTTCCATTTTGATAAACTTCAAGAAGTCAGGAAGTTCAGCATCGGTAACCAAAGCGTTAACAACACTGGAAAGAATTGAATATCTTTGTCTATCAGTCATGCTGTCAATTTGACTTTCGACACCATCAAGGAAAGTTTTTAATTTAGACTTTACAGCACCAACAGAACCAACTTCACCATCTTTAATATCAATTTTAGCACCCTTGAATGATGCTTCAGTCAAAATCTTACCATTAAGCTTCTGTAAAATAACTGGATTAATCAAAGACTTAACACTAGCAGCCCACTCATCAATGCCACAATCATGATTTTCGTTAGCCATGTAAGAACCACAACGCTTGCACATCATCTCATTGCCAGCTTCTTCATCTGCATCATCGCTATATGCTTCTTTATTCTTATGACCATGGTAGTGGTGGTGATGATGATGAACAGCACCGTCATCAGAATCTTCTGATTCATCACCATCTTCTATTTCTTCAATTTCTCCAGCATCATCTTGAATTTCCATTTCTCCATCATCTTCATCATCCATGTCTTCATCATCCATATCTTCATCATCCATATCTTCATCATCCATGTCTTCATCATCCATGTCTTCATCATCCATATCTTCATCATCCATATCTTCATCATCCATATCTTCATCATCCATGTCTTCGTCTTCCATGTCTTCATCTTCCATGTCTTCGTCTTCCATGTCTTCATCTTCCATGTCTTCATCTTCCATGTCTTCATCTTCATCTCTGTCCATTTCGGCTTCAGAGAGAGGACTATAAGCAAGGAACCCATTGTTATGGGTAATGCCACCAATTGGTGATGACATCATAAAGCTCTCATTGAGTTTCTTCCACTTTTCATAATTGAGCATGTTGGTTCTCCAAAAATACAATTTATTGTATATAGATACTTAGATCATTTTTCCTAGAGACTTTTTAATAGCTTCTCTTCTTTTTTTTTCAACTTCTAAACGATTTTTGTCCATACCAACTGGTGTTGTTATTTGTTGATTTAAAGCTTCAGTAACTCCAGTTCCAATAGATCTGACAATATTTTGTTGTATAGAAGTGTTTCTAACTACGTTTCTGTTGGGCATTGTGCCTTTTTTACCACCACATCCGCAACCCATATCGCCTCCATTTAATATTATATATTAAGTAAGAATACAATTCATGAATAATAATAAAAAAACAAGACCTAATCATTAAAAATTATGATTAGGTCTTGTTTTTTTTAAATTTAAATTAACTTAAGAGCATGCGCCCGTTACTGGACAACCAGTTGAGCAGAAGGTAACAACCTTACCAGCCTTTGGTGCCTTTGCCTTCTTGCTAGGTGCAACAGTTGCAGAACCAAGATCAAAGATTGGAATACGCTTGAGGGAAGCTGCACGATCCTTGCAAGCCTTAGTAAGAGCGGAACGAGTAGTGAAGGCAGTAGTGCCATCCTGTCGGGTAACCTTTGTAGCCTTGAAGCCGGAAATTTCAGCCGTTGCTTCATAAACTTCGTTAACACCAGAAAGCTTCGTTACAATCTTGTAACGAATGGAATTTGCTGGCACTGAAGTCTTGGTGGTTGACTTTGTAGCACTCTTGGTCTTAGCTTCGCTCATCTGACGCTCCTTTAACAAAAAACTTAACAACATCTGCATAATTAAAATAGCATACTTTTAAGAAAAATCACAAGAAAATCCGCTCTTTATCAAAAAAACTTGCTGATAAATAATTGTCATCAGATAGTTCTGCAAAATTAAATCCTATGCAAATAAATTTATTTTTATTAAAAAATAAACTTCTTGTTTTTTCAATATTTAGTTTATAGAAAGATTTGTCAAACAATCCTGTCTGTTTAAACAAATTGTACATTTCTTCAACTTTAGTAAACAATTCTTTCGGTTCTATATCTCTGTATACATACCAAATCATATTATTTGGACTGTATTCCATATAATTTGTAAACAAGCCAATATTCATTTGTTCTGCTTCAATTTCTTCCATTATTGTTTTTTGAATGCCAATTTTCATAAAAAGATAATAACAAGGTTTGAAGTTAAAAACCTTGATGTTGTTAAATTGTTCTATTTTTTTAAAACAAAACGCACATAATCCAGAATCATTAACCATCCGAGAAATTGTTTTACAGCAATTACATAAGATACTCGATTCAAATGCGTTTTCTTGGGATATTTCTTGAATTGATGTAACAATAATCGGTATTAATTTTTTGGTCATTTTTTAGTCATTTTAATTAAAAAATGTGAGCACACATCTAAATAAGTAAAGGATGACTTTTTGTGAGGACATAAATGAAAACATTTACCGATTGGGCAACTGAAAATAACTTGAAGGTTCCTACTGTTAACGAGAACGCCAAGCGAGGCGGTATCGCTACTTGGGCTTATCCTGATGCTTATGCAAGAGGTCAGTATCCTTCTAACTACTTTATGCCAATAGCAGCTGATGCAGCATTTAAGTTGGGAATTGGAAGAAAAGTTAATTCCAAGTAATGAAGTTTATGGAATATCTCGAATCAAGAGATAAAATGTTTTTGAAAACATAAGAAGAACTGGTATAGCGCATTGGGTTTGTCCCGATGCCTATATCCGTTTTTATTATTATGAAAGTTGTTTTATACCAATGGCTTAAGGATTTTTAGCTTTTTTAAGAATTTTTTTTCTTTCTTCTTCGATTACAGAAATTGGATCTTCTTTAACATCTTCTAAATTATTGTAATAATAACCCCAGAACTCTGAGTTAGCGGGGCTTTGAATTATAAGTCCAATTTTATGGTATTTGAATATAATTTGTTCAATTTTTTCTTCTGTCAATCCTGATTCTTTTGAAATAGCAGACACGCTACGCCAATTTTTATATTTTTTATTCCTAATCAAAGATAAGAAAAATTTCTTTTCTTCTTCCCCTTCAGGTGTTCCTTGGGGATATATTTCATACCAGTTTGGCATTTTTTTATTATTCATTACTATAATATAGTTATGAATATCCCAGAACTGTTTCTTTTTGAAAATCATCACAACTATGATTTAAAACTTTCTAGACCTGCTTATAAGGGTCTGGAAATGATTAAGCCAAGAGGACAATTCTTGGCAGAAAAAGATTTTTTCGAATTTGTCAAAGTTGGTATGATTCGTTTTATTGGACCCTATAAGCAGAAAGAGGTAATCGTGGAAAGTAAGCTTATTCTTGACCAACCACCTATCGTAACAAATGAAGGCAAGGTTGAACACGTTGCAGCAGGTCAAACCAGCAAGAAGAAGATCCTTAAGGAAGGCGAACAAGAACATCTAGATGAAGTTCTTCTAGTCGAAAGTCCTTGCTCCAATATTAAAATTATTAAAGATTGATTCTTAATTTTCTAAATTCGGGGGCAAATCGATCCTTTTTGCCCTCTAAATCTTTCATTAAATCCCGTAATTTGTAAGATAATATCTTTGCATTTACGGGATCACTTATTGTACTAGTGTCTTGAACTGCAACTGTTTTCTTAAGTTTGTTATAAAAACCTTTTGATAATGTGAAATGATCTTTTTCTTCATTGTAAGAAATCATCCCAACCCATTCCCCATCATCCCAATTTCTAGAAGCAACAATCAATCTTAATGGCTTATGTGAAAACACAAGCTTAACATGATAATCCATCTTCTTCATTGCTGCACTAACATAACCAAGAACTATTTTTGCGTAAGAAACTAAACAATCTTCTTTAGGTGTGTCAAAATTAACCTCAACAGAATATCTCATATTCTGTGAGCCTTCATTCAATGCTTTTATAAACTCATTATAATTGATCATATTGTTATTTATCTTTAATGCTAAATATTTTTAACGACGAACAGCTTGACGTTGCTGTGGTTGTTGTGGTTGTTGTGGTTGTTGTGGTGCAGCTTGACGTTGCTGTGGTTGTTGTCCTTGTTGTGGTGCAGCTTGACGTTGTTGTCCTTGTTGTGGTGCTGCTTGTTGTGGTTGTGGCGCTGCTTGTCCTTGTTGTGGCGCTGCTTGTCCTTGTACAGGAACTATTTTAGATGTTGCTCTTGGTAATTTACCAATAACATACTTGTGAGCAAGCATGTCAGCAAAACTAGAACTAGGCATTTGATTTGCTGCAACATATCTATCTAAATTTTTGTCAACAATATTTATAATTTTATCTTGAGAGTCTTTATTAACTGTATTCCACAAAGGATCTGAAATATCAAAAATATCTCCATTCTTTACAGATCCTCTACTATTATCTGGTAAAGATGCTGCTTTTCTAATTAATTCATTTACTTTTCCTTTTTGCTTCTTGACATTATATATTTGTGTAGCCATATCTACAGCTGCACTTGCTGCGTCTGCGCCCGGAATAAATGAAGCTGCAAATTTACCAGCAGATTTTACAAGTCCACCAAGCCAACCTTTTCCTTGCTGGAGCAAATTTGCTTCTCTTAATTCGACATATTCTTTGAATGTTTTCATGTATCATCCCATTGAAATGAAAGGAATATCGCCATATCTGGTAATCAATCTTTCTTCCCAATCCTTCTTTTCTTGAATCCCCTCTGTCAACAAAGTAGCTCCATCTAACTGAACTCCACCCTGAGCACCGGGCAATGTTGTATATTTGCCTCTAATTCTTCCTAACATAATCTTTGCATGCGCTAAAGCACCTTCTTGCATAGCCTGATTAACTCTCTGCCAATCATTGTTTTTTTGCAAATAATGAACAATAACAGCAGTTGGTGCTCTCGGAATTGGATATAATTTAATATTTTGATAACCACCAAGCCATTCCCAACCACCTAAATTACTTGCACTACGAGCATAAGTTCTTTCATATTCTTTGTAAAGACTCCATTCTCCAACTCGACCCCAAATTGGAGTCACACTATCAATCATACCACCTGTAATAGAAGCATATGCTCCACCCGGATAAAAATATTCAATAGGAATAGCTCCACCAAGGTCAGAAGAACTAAAACTAAATGTTGCCATTTGTTTGTAAAAAACATTTCTTACATAACCAATATCTGGAGGCATTGTGTAAATGCTTTTACCGGGAATTGTCTGGAACACATGGTATTTAAAGAATTCTCTTGGTGCATATTCTTCATAAATCTGAAGAGATAAATCAACAGCAGCATCAAGTTGTTGACTATCTAATTCAATTGTAACTACTGGAGCACCAAGCATTAAAAGAATATAATCTCTAATTTGTGCTTTTACTTTTGTTCTGTTTGGTCTTGGTGATAATTGAGCAATATCAAGGGGATCAGAAACCCCAAGATTAAAATTATTAGTACTACAATTTTGCGACTCCGCACTTGGACGGGGAAAATACATAGTATTTGAAGCACAAGAATATGACATGTTTATATATATAAAGTAACAGTCAAATTGAGGAACATGAATGAAACTTTTTAGTGAATACTTTTCTGGGCATGTAAGTCACGACTTCCATCTGTTCGGAAATGATGACATGGATTTTCTACATCAATTTCCACAATCTGTGTGGGCAAGAGCCATTGAAGAGCGATATGGACTTGATTTACCCGCAGCACTTACGCAGAGAGAAGAAGCTAGAAAGAAAAAAATTAAAGGATTCAGTAAAGGTTATTACGAAACAATACAAGATGCAGCAGACGTAATATATCAAGGATTGACTTACAAAGGCAATCAGCCTGAAGAAGTAACAAGAATCAGAGAAAGTGCATATAATAATGCAAAAAACTTTATTGATAGTGAATTAGCACAAAGACCAGATGGTGGTGGAGCTTGGATGAACATCAATTATCCAAGAACAGAATATAATTTCTCTGTTAGAAAACGAGCAACATCTACAACGATAAAAAATAATTATATTAGAGAATTAGTTGATAGACTGGAAGGACCAAAAGGATCAAGTGCAGTTGGTTTTGATTTAAGCAAAATTAGAAATTTCGATCCTGAAAATCCAGTTGGTAACTGGTACACTATTGGTTTTACTTGTCCACAAGTAAAACAAATTTCAAACAATTTACAATCTTGGGTAACATATGCCTCACAAGGACTTTTACATGCACCGAATACTATAGATCCAAAAACACACAGAGAAAGATCAAAAACTGAATATGCTGCAAACACTGAAGCTACAGAAGAAGAAATAGAAAGAGATATCTATAGGACACCATTGTACAACAAATATGCAAAATACATAAAAGAATTAGAAGAAAAATTTATTAAAAAAGCACTTACACAAAAAGATGTAACCATTTTAAATAAAAAATTTCAACTTAAGAAACCAAATACTGATATATATTCGTACTTATTAGCAAATCGAGCTAGATTTGCTGATGATTTAAAAAAGGAAGTCAATATAAGAAATCCACATAAAATGACATTTAACAATTTATCACATATTGTTCAACATGCTGAACACAGTGTTAAATTTGAAGAAAAATTAATTGATGCTTTAGTTGATATAGATTTAATCACATATCCAATACAAAATTATCATGGTGAAGACTTTGATACAATGTCTTTCTCAAAGTTAAGACATCCTACAGTAGCTAATCCTCATCATCCCGGTCAAACGATGCCAGAATTGCTTCCGGGTAAAATACTTTTTAACATTAATCAAACAATAGAAAAATTACAAAAAAAAGTTGCAGACGCAGAAGCAAAAGAAGATCCAGAAGAAGTTCAAAGATTAGGAGATCTAATCAGAAATTTGGAAGCAACTCGTAGAGTTGGACATCATTATGATCCAAGAGATATAGAACAACCTGCTGCAAATCGAAAAAGAAAACCAATATTTTATCAATTTGATAATGAAAGAGATGTTCCAGAAGATTTAGACAAAAGAGATAGAACATTGGCGGGAGGTGTATACCCAAATAAATCATCTGAATATGAAGCAGGACCGGGCAGACAAGATTTAAATCAAAATTTAGAAAACCTTATGCTTGTAATGGGTGATGATGATTTATTTGATGAACTTGTTAAAAAATTCGTAAAAGAAAATTATGAGGGAAGATTTAATATTTTCTTGAAAACATTTTATGATCCTGAAGAAGGAATCATATCGCCAACAACATATTTAGCTTTTAAAAATCTAATAAAAGATAAAGCTTTAAGGAATTTAAGACTTTTTAATTTAACTCGTTCAATAACGCCAAGACTTGCACAAACTGTCATTTCACAAACCTTGAGAAGTTTAATGAGTAGCCTAAGTTATGTATTATATAAAAAGAATTTAGGAGTTTCTGGAACAATGAGAAAAAGATTTGGCAAAGATGCTGATGCTGCTGCTGTTCGAGCAGCAATAGGTGAGATGATGGATAAAGCAATAACTTAAAAAGCAGGGGTGTTTCTGGTGATACAACAAGTAATCTTGTGACCACCGGGAACATCCTCAATTTCTCTCACTTCCCACCATCTTTTTGAATCATCTTGTGGATATAACACAGATCCAATTGTCAAATTATCTAGTTTTGTCCAAAATATAAGTACAAAATCATTTTTATTCATAACTATAGATTCAAATGTAAATTTATCAATAAATTTTACCTTTAATGCAGTTTCACCATACAAATCATCTTTCACTTCTATTTTCTTTGCTAAAGCACAATGCATAATAGTTTTTTTAAAATTATCAAATTCATTTGTTTTCTTTTTATCTTCAACAACTTCTTCAACGACAATTTCTTCAGGAGTTTCTTCAATAACAATTTCTTCTTCAACAATTTCTTCTTTAATTGGTTCAATTACCTTATTTTCTTCAACAATTTTCTTCTTTCCTAAAATAACATGAGGAATATTTGATTCCATTTTGCAATTTGATAAGTTTGATAAATTGTGTGTTTTGAAGGCACTCCACGATTCCTGTGTGAACATAATTTCATTAGGTCCATTTAATTTAAAAACACTTCCATCTTTTTTATGAATTACCATCTAAATATATATAGATCGAATTAACTAGGAGTTTTTCATGGCATTAGTAATTCCAGATGTTGGCGAAGTAGTTCTTTTAAGCAATATGCTTAATAAGGTAGCACCAACAAATACTGTGTTGCGTCTTTACTCAAATAATTTAACACCAAGCTCAACTACTGTGTTAGGTGATATAACACAAGTTACTGCTACTGGATATGCAGGCATCACTCTAACAGCAGCAACTTGGACAGTTGCAACAACTTCTGGTGTTACCACTGCAAGCTATCCAGAACAAACATTTAATATTACAGCAGCTGCAACTGTTTTTGGATATTATATTACAAATGTCGGTGGTGATTTACTATGGATTGAAAGATTTACCGCTGCTCCTTTTCAATTGCCCGGAAGTGGTGGACAGATCCTGATTACAGCACAAATTTCTCTTAACAGTTGTACTTAAGGAAAAAATGACAATATATAAACCAGATGGAAAACCATATTGTCCCACAGGAAGCTTGCAGCAATTCGATGATGGATTGCCAGAAAGAAGCTTGTTTGATCTTTATGATGAAGAAACAATCCGTCTGGGCGGATCACCATTGTTCTATTATGAACTTTTTATAGATGCAAATAATATTGATCCTCTTTATGTTGAATCAAGAGCAAAAATTTATAGTCAAAATCCTATACAACTATGGTGTGTATACGAACCAATTCCTTCCCAAAATATGCAAACTGCTTTTGGTATAGATTCACCTGATGAAATGACATTTGATTTGAATTATCGTGCAGTTTTAAGAGACCTTGGTCACCCACCTAAAATAGGCAGTAGAGTCAAGACTCCATTTTTAAATGAAGATTGGGTCATTATTGAAAGAAAATTAGGTGAGTTTAAACTATATAATGCATTGAGACTACAACTTATTTGTCAGAGATTCCAAGAAGATACTGTTAGTGGTTCATCTGTTGGAAAGACTGAAAACGCTGATTTTAAGATAGTTTAGGAGTAAATATGAAGACTTTTTATGAGATGTACAGAATTCTTGAAAACAAAAGGGTTTTTAGAGAACAAGATGCAGGTGGCATGCCGATGCCCGGTATGATGCAAAATCCTAACCCCATGGGTGGTGGCAATGCTGGCGCTCCTCCTGCTGGTGGTCAAGCAGATTTTTCTGCACAAGCACAGATCCCACAAGATCAAATGAATACTTTCCAAAATCAACAAGGTCAACAAGGTGATGCGCCAGCAGACACCGATGAATCAAATGTTGCACCAAGCGAAGGTGGATCAGATACAGAAAGCACTAAGTCAGCTATTGAAACTCTTAAAAATCAAATTGAAAATTTCAAGAGTCAAGATGAAGACAAGGGTGGACAAATTGAAGATCTTTTAAATCAACTCGATAATCTTATCAAGAGTATTTCTGGAGAAGATGAAGAAGGAGAAGAGGGAGAAGAAGAGGGTGGAGAAGAAGAAGGTGGAGAAGAAGGTTCTCCTGAAGGCGCTCCAAATGTAAGCGCACCGCCAACAGGTGGTGATATGAGTGGCGGCGCAGGAGCAGGTGGCGCAGATCAAGGCTCTGGTGATATGAGTGGCGGCTTTGGTGGTGGCATGGGCGGCATGGGCGGTGGTATGGGTGCTGGAATGGGTGGCGGCGGTCAAGGCGGCGGTAGCGGCACTGGAATGGGTGGCGGCTACGGCGGAATGTAATTTGTAAATTTAATTAATTATTGAACTCTTCCCGCCTCTCTACTGTAGGCGGGATCACTCATTCGATTAACAGGCGGCGGTGAATTTTTTAGTTCTTGTGTTTTTTGGTTCAAAATATTTCTTAAATTAGCAAAAGTTTTAACAGTAATATTTTTATATGTTAAAAAATTCTTTGCGACATCATCTAAGTTTTTTGAAATATTGCCGATAGCTTGTGTGGCAGTTGGCTGATCATTCGGACTTATATTCTTAATCGATTGATTTGCTTGTTTAAGTGATTGTGCTATTAACGGAAAATTTGCAGACCATCTTTGTGTTAATTCTTTATTTGCATTCATTTGATTGTTAGCTTGTGGATTGCTTGGTGCTGCTCTTCTTACACTTGTGTCACGATTATCTGGGAAACCAGTTGTTTGTTGCTGATTAGGAGCAACAGGTGCTTTTTGCTGATTAGGATTAACAGGCATGCCTGTTCTTGTATCTTCAGTATAATATCTGTTACTTGCCATCCAATCAAAAAATGTTTTCATAATGTTTATTTATACAAATAATTTAAATTTAATTTTATATTTATAAATATTTTGATATTTAACTAAGAGTATAAAGTAAAATTACTTTTTCTTATTCAGTTTCTTAAAATTTACAAGTTTATATCGTAGCTTGCTCTTCACCACAGGGCAAGCTACAATTTTTTCTAGAAATTCATCAACACCTTCAATTCCTTTTTTCTCAAATATCATCTTAAGTTGTTTGTACTTATCATCAAATTCTTGATTTAAATTATCTTTCCATACATGTTTGGCAACTTTTCTTCTGTTATTAAAAACTATATCGTTTCTTTTCTCTCGCTTCTTTCTAATTTCAGGAGACATTTCTTCAACATTATATTCAACTTTTTTAGGAAGAATAAATATTTGTGCATAAGGCTTACCCTTCTGAAATATTTGTTGCTGTCCTTCTAATGGTGATTTAAATACAACAAAGAAAATACTGCTCCAAAATTCTCCTTGAATATGACCCGGAACAGCACATGGAGTTGACCAAGTAGGATCTGTATAAAAACTTGGATGTGGTTCAACTCTGATTATATATCCCGGCGGCGGCTGAATGTCTAAACTTGATGTGAATCCATAATGACCTTCTGCAAATAATCCAAACGGCGGAATTGTTGAATACTTTACATTTAATTTTTCTTTTGACCAATCACCATCAAATATAATCTTTCCACCAACATTCTTTACTATCGTTGTCGTATCAAAGTGATATATTAATTCTAATGCGTATGTACTTGCATCTACAAATGGTAAACAATGAAATGGCTGTGCTTTACTGCCATTGGTATGATCATTAGACTCCCCAGCAAAACCGGGGATTTCTATCTTGATTTTACGAGGTCCAATACTGGAACCGTAATTTCGATAAAGCACTTTGAGTTTCTTGTCCATGCAATTATTATAGTTAAAAACAAGGTAAAATCAAGAGAAACCACTATATAAAATTATGCTTCCAATAGGTCCAAATCCAAATCACTACGAGAATCAGATTAACCCCTGCCCAGATTTAAGTATTTTAGGCAGATCAAACAATACTGATCCACCTCCCGGTATGGATTGTCATGTTCCACCAGATAATCAAAATAATATCGGCGAACAAGGCGCTGCCGATTGGCTTAATGACAACTTAGTTCAAAATCTTGGTAACGGCGCAGCAAATAACTGCGATCCAATGCAAGCTGGCAAAATTGTTAATGATCCAGCAGAACAAATAGATCAAAACATAGTATACAGATACTCAAAAGCATTAAGAGGAACTGACGAAGCTGTAATGGATTTGTTCAGAAATATTGTCGTTATTGATGAAGAAGGAAAAGCTCATAATATTCCAATCATTTGGGCAACACAAGAAAGAGCAGTTGCTGCAATCCTTCAACAAAATGTAAGAAAAGATGAAACACTTGTTGTTGATAGAATCAAACTTCCTATGCTTGCAATTAGTTCGACAGGATATGAATTAGATGCAACAAGATACACATATCATCAAGCAGTAAGATACATTGAAGCTTATACTGGATCTTCACCAATTAAAGCACCAAAATATCAAAACAGAGAAACATTATTTGGAGTTTCAAGAGGAATTCCAATAAATGTATCTTACACAATGTATGCTTGGACAATGCAACTTGAAGATATGAATCAAATATTAGAACAAATTGTTACAAAATTTAGTCTTGTAGCATACATAAAAGTTAGAGGCGTTTTGCAAGAAGTCATTGTTAAATTGGATTCTATTGCTAATAACCTTGAAACCGAACCCGGAGATCAAGCTTTAAGAGTAATAAAATTTCAATTCGGACTAACTGCTCAAACATATGTGCCACTACCAGTTAAACAATACGATTCTTTGATTAAAGTGGTAAAGGCAGATATTGTTGACTCAGTAGACGAAGCAACAATAACAGAGGTTCTAGTAAAAATAGAGGAAACGGCACCAATTTTATGATTGAAATTACAAACTTGAAAAAGCATCCAGTTCAAATTATAATTAAGAGTAGGAAAAAGTCAAATTCTTTTACAACTCTTAACATTCCCGGATTGGGATCAAAAAAAAATATTTATAATTTAGAAGATGAGAGGTCTACTGCATATATAGAAAGAGTAGAAAAAATGGGTCTGATAAAGACTAGATATATATCGAATAATATTTTGATTGAAGGAGAAAAGTAAAATGGCAAACTTACGAGGATTCCCTGCTAGCAACACGATTAGCCCATCTGTAAGAATTACAGAGAATGATTTGACTTTCATTTCTCCAACCACAAGCTTCCATAGTGTTGGTCTTGTAGGTTTTGCGAGTAAAGGTCCAATCAATACACCAACCTCAGTAACCAGTCTTACCGACTTGGTTTTCAAGTTTGGCAATCCTCACCCAGATACTGGTGATCCTTATCTAATCTATGCAGCACAACAGATTCTAAGAGTTTCTAGCGAACTCATCGTAACCAGAGTTGCTGATACCGATCCAACAAGTGCTTATCAGGCAAACACAGCAGCAGTTGTCGCTCCTGCAACTGGTGGCTTGATTGAAATCCTTGGATCAGCTACTGGTCCTTTTGTTTTTGCAGACGATCAGTATTTCAGCTGGAAACTAAACGGCGTACTTGCAAGCAAAATTCTTGTAGTTGATGCAGACACATATGCTACTGCTGATGAACTTGTAGATTTTCTTAATAATCAACTTGTTTCAGAAATTGACGGAATTATATTTGAAGCAACAGCTGGCGACAGTGTAACCCTCAAGTCTGTTTGGGCTTACGGAACAAGTTCAACAATTGAACTTGTTTCTCATCAAGATAGCATCTATGGCGGTGCAAGCAGCATCATTGGCATGGGAACATCCATGACACAAGCTGAACTTCTTGGTACTGAAGATAAATATCCTGACGATATCTACACTTCAGTTGGTGATTGGAATTTCTCTGGCGTATCAGCAACTATTCTTTCAACAGCACTACAAGTTGTTATCAGCGGCACAGGGAATGTTAATATCGATGATGTTGTTCAGGTTATTGACCTTTCAGCTCTTGCTGGTGGAACTTATACAACAGCTCAAGTTGTAACCGAAATTAACAATCAAATCGCTTCTCCTCTCGGTGGCTTTGAAGCTGATGATGATGGCGCAGACCACATAATCCTTAGAACATTAGCTTACGGTTCAGGAAGTAAACTTGTTGTTAAAACCGACAGTACACTTGATGTTATCTTTGGATTGTCAAATGCTACAGCATCTGGCTTATCTCCTGTTCAAACAACTAATGATGGTATGACAGACGAAGCAGGTATTGTAAGAGGATCTTCTGCGGCATCTGGTGCTTATAGCTTTACCATTTATGCTGACAGCCCCGGCATTGAAGGAAATGAAACTGTTGTTCAAATTTCCAACAATGTTAATGATGGCACATTTGCATTCAAAGTGTTTAATAATGGAGCACAAGTTGAAGCTTGGGGTAACTTGACCAAGAATCAGACCTCTTCTTTCTACGTTGCAACATATATCAACTCACAAAGTTCATTCATCAGAGTTACAGATAACACTGCATTGTCTGCTCCTCCTGCAAATACAGGTGCTGCTGGTATTCAATTATCAGGTGGTACTGATGGTATTCCAGTTGATCCAGATGCTCAGGATGATCTCATCAAGGGAAATGCAACCGCTGGAACTGGTCTTTATGCATTCTCTGAACCAGAACAGGTTGTAATCGATCTCCTTGCAACACCCGGACGTAGCTCAACATCAGTTGTTCAGACTCTAATTGATGTCTGTGAATTACGTCAAGACTGTTTAGCAATCATTGATCCTCCTTTTGGTCTTACTGTTAACGAAATTATTCAGTGGCAGAACGGTGTTCATCCACTCAACAATACTCAGCTTAATACAGACTTCGCTGCTCTTTATTATCCTTGGGTAGAACAAACTGATGTGTTCAATAATATTCCTGTTTGGGTTCCACCATCTGGTTCAGTTATGGCAACTTACTGCCAGAGCGATAATTTCAGTGGTCCTTGGCTTGCTCCAGCAGGTTTGACTAGAGGTGTTGTTCCTAATATCAATAACGTCTTCACCAGACCAAGTCTTGAAGAAAAAGATTTGATGTATGGTAACAGTAATGCTATCAATCCAATCATCACTTATCCTGACATTGCTGGATTCGTAATCTGGGGTCAGAAGACATTACAGAGAACACCAACTGCTCTTGATAGAGTTAATGTTCGCAGAATGTTGTTCTATGTCGAGAAATCAATTAAAACAGCATCAAAATCATTGTTGTTTGAACCAAACACAGCTTCAACAAGGAGCATTTTTATAAATATTTGTTCAACTATTCTTTCAAGAGTGCAGATCAATTCTGGATTAACAAATTTTGCAATTAAATGTGATGAAGAGCTAAACACACCAGACGTAATTGCTAGAAATGAACTAAGAGCTAGAATTGGAATTGTTCCAACCTATGCCATTGAATTTATATTTATTGAATTTAACTTGGTTAGAGAGTTAGCATAATAATTAATTTGAAAAAATAAACTTTAGGAGGTAATTGACATGGCTGACACATCAAATAATATGGGCATTGGACCGCTTGGCAATGCAGCATTTAAAAGAAAATATCGATGGACATTCCAAGTGGAGCAAGTTGGCGGCGAGAAAGGTTTTAGCATCGGTGGACAGTATGTTAAATCTGGTAATAGACCGCAGATTGATATCGATGAAACAGAAATCAATTTTTTAAATGGGAAAACATTTATTCCCGGTAAAGCTACTTTTAATGAAATTAGCTTTACTTATTACGATGTTGCTGTTCTAGCAGATCAAACTGTTAACAATTTGCTCAGATGGATAAATAGAGTTTATAACTTCGAGCAAAAAGGAGCATCAAAGGAAATAAAAGCTACACAAGGAAGTTATCCCGATAGTGGTGGCACGGGATATGCTGGCACAGGTGTGCTTACTTTGCTCGATGGTTGCGGATTTGCTGTAGAACAGTGGAAGTTGATTAACTGTTGGCCTAAGAGTATCAATTTTGGTGATTTAGATTATTCATCTTCTGATGAATGTAATATTGAGTTATCACTTAGATATGCTTTTGCAACATACACGAACTACTGTAAGGCGCTTGAGGGAGATGGCGATTGCACAGGAATTTGTGGAACTACAAAGGGTGCTTACTAAGAAGTAAAATATGGCTAATATGGGTATCGGTTTTGCCTCTCAAGTTTTATTCAAGAGGCAAAACCGTTTTATTATGTACATACCCGGAATCACTCATACAGTGACTGGGCAGAGAGCTATTAGTAAAGTTATGGTAGAAGAAAAATCTTCTAGACCTAATATTTCATTTAAAGAAATTGAAGTACCTCATTTAATAGAAACGATATATTTTGCTGGCAGACCTGATTGGAAGCCTTTAAAGGTAACTTTATATGATGTTGCTAATGATAATCCTGCATGGGATTGGGTTAAAGCAAATTATGCCGTAAATTCAAACAATAATCAAGTTTCTGTACAATACAAAGGTTCTTTAACAAATGTTGGTGCTGGTGGTTCTAACTTTAAAAGAACAATTCAGATATTCATGCTTGATGGATGTGGCAATGCGATAGAAGCATGGACATACATGAATGCTTTCCCCACTGACGTTGAATTTGGGGAAACAGACATGACCGGAAATGATGTAATGAAGGTCAATCTTACTCTACGTTATGATAGAGCATATTGGGAAAAGTGCGACGATCAGATGCATTCACTTGTTCAATCTTACATGTTTCCTTAATCTTCTGCATCTAGAGATGCATACTCATCAGGTTCGAGGAATTGATCTACTTCTAAAACTTTTCTACATTCTACTAAAAAAGTTTCGAGTTCTTTAGTTTTCATGTTTAAGATTCTACAAGCGCCAGATTTATTGAGGCGACCTTTTTTTGTATAAACTAAGTTTTCGTTTGAAAGTAGCAGACCAATTTTTTCTTTTAGATAGCTGCTTTCAAGAATTTGGAGCAATTCGGTATTTTCTATGCCTTCTAAGAATCTGTTCTTCATCGACATTCTCCAAAAACAAAATATCCAACACTAATTGAGTAAGTGCTTTGGTATAAAAAATGAATTTATTAAATTCTTCTGCTTGGCATTTCTCTATTCATTTTTGCTGTATAGTATTCTTGGTATCTTTTCTTAAGTTCGTCGAAGTTTTTATTTGAACGATAAATTTGTCTTAGGTGATGTATTAGGCAAGTTGTCAGGAAGTTAAAAGCTTTGCTTCCTCTGGTTGGATCGAATCGTTCTATTTTAGAGAAGCAGATAAATACACCTTCTTGTACTGCGTCATCATAATCAATTTTCTGAAAATTTCTAAATCTAACAATATTTTCTGACAGTGTAAAAAATTCTTTTGCTAAATTATCTTGACTTTGTTTGAGCATTTTTTCATTTTCTATAATTTTATTTTCATCTAGACTGACAGTGGGATTGCCTTCTGTATTATTTTTATTAAATTCTATATCTTCTTTTAAAAGTTCGTATTTTTTCTTTAGCTTCTTTGCTTTTTGAAACTCTATTATATTTGTTTCAAGATATTTGTTATCAAGATAGTGATTACTCATATTTAAAATATAGTCCGCATGCTTAAAAAAATGAAAATTAATTGTGCTATAATTATTGATTCGATTGAAGAAAAGCAAAAAAGTATTTTAAAATTCCCACAAATAGAAAATATTAATTTTTTTACTTTTGACAAAAATTTAAAATCAATAAATTTACTTAATAGTAGAAGAAACATTAATACTGAATTGTCTATGTTTTTTGATCAAAAAAGTTTTTTTGTACTTTATCCAGATGAAGACATAGAGTTATGGGACGATGAAGAATCTTTTGGAAGTCATTACAATCTTATTATAGATGATTGGATAATTAAGTCTAGAAGAACGAATACGAAAGAAGAAAAAGTTTCAAAAATATTCATTAGGTCAAATTACAAAAATGTTATTAAATATGATGATTTGTGGAATAATTTGTGGCAAGATGGTGGAAATTTTATTAATAGGTTAGAAGAATATTTATTTATTGTTGGTATAAATGAAGAAAATTTATTTCTTGTTTACAGATACATTTTTGAAAAATTAAAGAAAAAGATGTATGATGATACATTAAAGAATTTGTTTCCGAGTGTATTGAATAATTATCCAAATTTTGTTGAATTATTGTGTCTTTGGGGCGACTTCTTATATGAATCTAATCGTATTGAGGAAGCGAAATTGTTCTACGCCAAAGCTCTGAAGTCAGCTTCAGAGCGTAGCATTTACGATAAGATGCCAATGATTCCCAGAATGCACAAAAGTCATCCTGAGAAAATGTTGGCAAACATTGAAGAGTTGATCAAAAAATATGATCAAGTTCATTGATGATTACAGTTACTTGATCTTCAAATCTTGACATAGAGATTTGTTTACGTCCAGCAGGAAGCTTTTTCATTTCCTTTTCTAGATCGCCAATTGAACAGCTGACAACACGCCAGTTGTTCTTTGCTAGCTGTTCTGCTTCTTCCTCTTGAGACATTACAGTCTTGCCGGGGAAGTATTCAAGAACTTGATCTTTAGCTTCTTTAATAATCTTCTTGTAAAGTGGGACGTTACAAGAACAGCTAGGATTATTAATAAACTTTTGCACTTCTGGATTCAATGACTCTGGTAGCTTACTACGAAAGGTTTCATCTTTCATAGCGGTCTTGATATCAAGAAGGCTTATAAAGTTCTTTGTTTGCTCGCTCATTGTTTTTAATCCTCAAAGTGAAGCCACAATGCTTACATCTATAAATAGATGGTTGAATTTTAAATTCTTCCCTATCATCTTCGGTTTTTTTGATAATGTTTTGCAAAGTAGATCGTTTAACTTCCACCAATTCTTTGATGGAAGTTTCTGTATATTTTGTTCCACAATTTTCACAAATAGAAAACATAATTAGTCCGAAATCATGCTATTTGCTTCTAGGTAAGTTTGGAAGAATGCGAAGAATGTTGCCAAGAAGCTAGTGGCGCAACCTCCTAGAAAAATATAATGTAATTTATCTAGATTCCATCCGCAGAAGACATACATGAGTGTCGTGGTAAAGATTCCACACCAGAATCCAGAGCATTGGTAGCAGTTGAGCATTTTCATAAAAAATGTTGGAAGATATGGTTTGATTCTATCTTTAACAGACTTTGAAATATCTGATTCAACAACAATGTTGGTCATTCCGATTGATCCGAAAAGCCAAAGTGTCAACTCAAGCATTTTGATTCCCCGTGTTTATGAGTACAGAAACTTCTTCACCTTTACGATAAACGTGAAAATCCATTACATTATTAAAAAGAGGTAATTGAAATTCAAAATTTTCAATATTACCTTTAATATTCCTGTATGCGTTTAAATCTGGCTTCATGATATTAACTTCCATTTTGAATATGGAAGATATTTTTTCAACGTCTTCTTTTGTTACGCTGTTTAAAAAATCTACGACAGATCTTATTCCAAGACTTTTAAGGTGAGAAACTTTTTGTGCCATTGCCCAAGAATCAAACAAATGTTTAAATTTTGGGAATTCATTTTTGATAAGTTGATTCTGAAAAAGCAATTCTGCTGCGTTATGGAAGCCTATCTGAATCATAAAAAATCTCCTAAACTAATATAGTTTTTAATTATGAATACTAATTTAAAATTAAGTTTCGTAATTTTTAAGGGGAAAAAAAATGGCTGATGAAGTTTTTAGACCGCAACGACCGGCATCAAATGATCCACAAATTGATATTCCTGAAAATCATCCAATGAGACAACAGGCAAATTCATTACCACCGGGAGTTGTTACAGGAAGAGTTCCTCCACAGTTTACGTCTTCAATTGCTGGAGATGATAACGCTCAGTCATATCGTCAGCAAGCTGCTTCAGCCAATGTTGGTGGCATGCAAATTAATAGTGAACTAGCAAGTCTTATTAATAACTTGAAGCAGCACAGCACACACTATGAAGAAGTGCTTCTTCCAAGCAAGGGCAGATTTTATGATGGAACAGATGGACCGACAAATGGAATTGTCAACATTCGTCCTATGACAGGTGAAGAAGAACAGATTCTTGCTACTCCACGATTTGTGAAGAAGGGCACTGCTATTAATATGATTTTTAGCAAGTGTATTAGAGAAAATATTAAGTCAGAAAATTTATTGTCTCAAGATAGAACTTATCTTTTGATTTATCTCCGTGGTATTAGTTATGGTACTGATTACGAAGTTCAGGTCCGTTGTCCAGATACTGACAAGCAGTTTTCAACGACGATTGACTTGGATACATTGGTGATCAACAGATGTCCTGATGATTACACATCAGACAATCTTTCTGGCGTTCTTCCAAAGAGTGGTTTGAAGTTTAGTTATCGTTTGAGTAAGGGTAAGGATGAAAGTGATCTTCAGGAATATAGAGAAAGAAAGCTTAAGGCTTTCGGTGATAATGCTTCTGATGATACTTTGCTTTATAGAACTGCTCAATTATTGAACAATGTTGAGACTATTACATTAAAAGAGGAACTAAAGATTATTATCAAGAATCTTCCTATTCAGGATGTTAACTATTTAAGAAATCTTGTTAATGATCCACCTTTTGGAATTCAGACAAAGGTTAGTATTCTTTCGCCTTTTTCAAATGAAGAGTTTGAGATTGATCTACCGCTTGATTCGGGTTTTTTCTTCCCCCGGAACAAGAAGGTGGGGACATAAGTCCAAGTTTAAAGCTATGGCAAGCTTTGATGGATGAGATGTTCTTCTTTCTCTATCATCTTCATGTTGACAAATGGTCTTTCTTGCAATTAACGATTTCGGAACGTAGATACTTGATAGACAAGTTTGTTGAGCAGAAGAACAAAGAGAAAGAAGAGCATGATAAGGAAATGAGGAAGGCTAAATCTAGGTCAAGGTAATAATTATGTCTACTAAAGAGCGTTATCAAAATCCAACAACAGATGATACTGTAATTTTAAGACTATTTGTTTACAATCAAAATAGTTTTTCTAATGTTGATTCAATTGAAAAAGTAGATATTTACAAAATTCCTGATAATGCATCTGTTAGTGATTTATCAAATGCTACCTTGATTCAGACTGTGATTGATCCAGATATCAAGCAAGATGATACTGGAAAGTATTACATTGAAGTTTTAGCTGAATATCCTCTTTATACAACAGGAAAGTATGTAGATGTATGGAGTATAGTCTTCAAATCAAGTGAAGGCACTAGTCAAGTAATCAATAATTTCCTGTTGTATCCTGATCTTTGGTATACGACACCAATTCCAGTTGTATATGACTTTAGCTTCGTGTTCAGACCTAATCGTTTTAGAAAAGGTTCAAAGCAATATTTAATTTGTCAAATTACGCCCAATGTGCCGAAAGGCACAGACTTGGGTAGATATTATGAAAACCTAATCATTAATTCTAATGTAAAAATAAGTTTGGAATTAAACTGTGGTAATTGTGTGCCAACGGAGGAAGACCTTCGTTTAGTGTTAGATCAAGTATCAATGGATTACAGGGAAAAGAATTTTGCTTATTACCAATTAGACACAACTGATTTGGATGTAGGTATTTACAACGCTTGGTTTACGCTTGAAATTGGTGACAACATTTATATTTCCGACCGGATGAATCTTCAAATCTTCTCTTGATGGGCTTGAAACAATGGTATAGTATGTCCTTGGTCATCAAGGAGGCTAGCCAATGCGTCTTGTCGAAAAGCTTACAAAGTGTTATGAATGTGGTGTCAATGTTCTTCTAATTGGAGAACATGGTGTTGGTAAAACATCATTGATTAAGAGTGTGTTTGAATCTCAAGGATTAGTTCTTGGTGATTCATGGTTATATTTTTCAGCTAGCACATTAGATCCTTGGGTTGATTTCATTGGTATTCCTAAAGAAAGGGAAAGCAATGGAACTCAATATATTGAATTAATCAGACCAAAAGCTTTTGCTGATGCTACAAAGATCAGGGCTTTGTTTATTGATGAATATAATAGATCACCAAAGAAAATAAGGAATGCAATTCTTGAACTTATTCAGTTCAAGAGTATTAATGGTATGAAGTTTCCTAATCTTCAAGTTGTTTGGGCAGCAATAAATCCAGAAGACGAGAATGAAACATATGATGTTGAAAAGTTAGATCCTGCTCAGAAAGATAGATTCCATGTACCTATCCAAGTTCCATATGCATGTGATGCAGAATATTTTAATAACAAATATGGTTGTGAAAAATCAACTATAGCAATTGAATGGTGGAATGCTATTCCTGATGATATTAAGAAAAAGATATCTCCTAGAAGGCTTGACTATGCGTTGGAATTTATGGCAAAAGGAATTCCTTTGGAAGATATTCTTCCTCAAGAAAGTAATGTAAATAAACTTCGTCAAGCTTTAGCCAATGGTCCAATTGATAAAAAGTTAAGGAAAATGTTTGATGATAAAGATATAAAAGATGCAAAGTTGTTTTTAGCTGTTGAAAACAACTTTGATAATGCTATCAAGTATATCAATGAAAGCAAAGAATATATTGAATTCTTTGTTCCTCTTTTCAAGAAAGAAAAGTTAAGTCTTATTATTTCTGAGGAAGATTCAAAAATTTCTTCTTATATAATTGAAAATTGGAAAATTAATCCAATTTTTAAATCAGTGATTGAAAGTGTTTTAACCGCTGGAACTAATCCAAAAGTCATTAAAAAAATACGTTCTTTCTTTTATGAAGATGAATCTGTATGGAAGAATCAGAAAGCTTCGAATTCTTCAGAACGTGAAAGGATTTTCAAATGAGCATTAAAGAAGAATGGAATCATATTTTAACTAAGATGGAAAACCATCATAGTATTTTTTATAAAATAATTCAAATGGGTAAACCTGTATTTACCGATAAGATTCAAACTGCTGCTGTGCAGTTTGATAAAGAAGGTAATTACTTGATGTTCTTGTTCAATGAAAATTTCTGGAATGAATGTGATGAATATAAAAAAATATTTGTCATATGTCATGAAGCGTTACACATTATCCTGAATCATGGCAAAAGATTTCAGGAAAAGGAAAATCCAAAAATATTCAATATTGCTGTTGATATTGTGGTCAATCATTCTCTTGTAAAAGATTTTGGTTTCATAAGAGAAGAAATTGATGCAAAAAATGAATATTGTTGGATTGACACTATTTTTGGTGAGAAAAAACACAATGGTCTTGATTATCCAGACGATGAAACATCTGAGTTTTATTATAATGAAATAAAAAAAGATCCTGAAAATAATGGTGGTTCTGGAAAATCTGGTGGAAATCAAAAGCTTGTTGATGAACATCAAGCATTAAGTGAAGAGGAAATCAAAGAAATAATGGAAAAGGTAGGTGGAGAACTTACTGATGATGAGAAAACAGAAATTGATAATATTATTAGTAGTAAAATGGCTGGCAATGGCAGTGGATTTTGGGCATCGTTAGGAACAAGAAAAATAATAAAAAATAAAAAATGGGAAAGCGTTATCCACAAATGGAAAATGAAAGTACTTAAAATTGCAGATGTCGATAAAGAACAATGGTCACGCAAATCCAGAAGAATGAATGCTTATTATTCTGACATGATATTACCATCAGAAGCTGAAATAGAAGATTATGATAAAGAAACAAAAAAAATAGATGTATTTTTCTTTCTAGATACATCTGGAAGTTGTTATGGATTGAAAGATCGATTTTTTACAGCAGCTTCAAGTCTGCCAGAAGATCGTTTCAACGTAAGGTTGTTTTGTTTCGACACAAAGGCTGAAGAGACGACACTTGAGAGCAGAAGGGTGTATGGAGGGGGTGGAACATCATTTGCCTGTATAGAAGAAAAAATAAGGGTAGAAACGGAAGGTAAGAAATATCCTTCTGCTGTATTTGTTATCACAGATGGTATGGGAAGCAAGGTTAATCCTATTCATCCTGAAAGATGGTATTGGTTTTTATCAGAAGACAACAAAAATTATATTCCTATTAAATCAAATGTTTACAATCTTGATGATTATGTTTGATTTAAAAAAAAGTCGTCATTAAGTTTTAGAAGATGGTCTAGAGCTATTGCTGTCCATTCTTTATACTTTAATGAATATTCAAATTCATGACCAATTAATTCATTGGTCATGATGAAAGCAAGCCAAGGTTTTCGTGTTTTTTTCCAACACATCATTGGTTTTCTTCCACAACGATTACTATCAGCGGTTGCTTGCTTTAAGAATCCATTTAATTCACTATTTCCATTAACAAAAACAGCACTCATGTCGATGCTGTCATATCCGCCTTTACTTTCGATAACAAATTTAAAGTTCTTTGGACATATTAAATCACCAGAGAAAACTTCAGAAGCGTGTTGTGGTAAATCCGCTTGACTCCATCGATTGCCGGACCCGACAGATCTGCTGAAAGGCATATTGAATCTTGTAGTAAGAATTTTAGTTAGTTCTAATTCTGTACGATTTCCTTTTTTCTTTCCATTGACTTTGTTAGGTCTTTTTGGTTGTATTTCATCGATATCTAGACCTTTAAAATCATCCATATTCTATAATAACCTCTTTATGTAATTTAATTGAGTGGTATTTCCTTCTAATTTCTCCGTTTGAATATTTAAAATTGTAAAGCTTATAAGGCATTGTTCTATTAAATATACAGTCATTCATAATTTCTTGGCTTCTTTTAAACCTAGACAATGCTTGTACAAATATCTCAGTTGTTGAACAAAAAAATATTTGTCCTAATGTTTCAGTCAAGTCAAAAACATATAAAGGTCTGGCTGCATTTCTAATTAAATATAAATTTGTTTCATTTTCATTAAAATCTACATAAGAAATAGCAAATTGACTTTTGGCAGTAAGACCCATCAATTTTCCAAATGACTTAACAGTATTATCTTCATTCTTTTCCATGAATTTAAGTAAAACTTCTGAATCGCAAATTGATTCAGTTGGAAACATGCTTATTAAATTTTTATATTCTTCTCTATCAACCATTCCGTTATGTGTTAATATTTTTTTTCCATCTTCACTGACAAAAGGATGGTTGTTAATATTGTCTTCTGGGTTACCACACATTGGTGTAGCTTGTCTAGCATGAAGTAAACACAGATGAAGATTTTTATCTTCTAAGCTTTTGAAAAAACTTGTATTTACAAAATCAGATGAAATCATTGGTTTCTTATCAAAGTAAACTTTATTTTTATCATCTATTGCAAAAACACCAGAAGCATGGATGCCTCTGACTTCTAGTTTTTTAAAAATATTTTTCGTGAGATTATAAGTCAATCTTATATCTTTTGATTTGCCTATAAATCCTGCAATTCCACACATATTTTATTACTTTTGAGGCATTTGAGAAGTTGGTGCGGCTCCAGAAGTATCAAATCCGCTTGCTTGAGGCAATTCAGGAGCGATATCTTGTACAGCCACATCATTAGGTTTTTCATTCTTTTCAGGTTGTGGCGATATTTGGAAAGCATTAATAGGAATGCCCATCTTCTTAATTATTGCTTGCAAGTTAGAAATTACCTTTTTAATTGTTGCTTCTAAGTCGTCACTTTCATCAATTGATTTAGCAAGAGCGACAGCACATCTTTGCAACACTTTCAAGAACTTTCTATTTTCATTACCCCAATGCCCTTGTAGTATGCCTCTGCACTTATTAACTATAATTTGACTGTATCGAACTAAGTTCCTTGTTCCTATCTTGTTTACTTCATCAGATAGTTCTTGTGTTGAATTAAGGACATCGCCTATCTCTTTTGCAAGATAAACTTTGTTTTCATTTAACACATATTCTCGAAAATTAAAATCAGTCATAATAGTTATTTAGGTTGATTTACTCAAAAAATGAAACCCAATTTATTATAGCCATACCAATTTTTTTATAATAATCAATTTCTATATTTTTTAATTTTTTGCCTATGTCTGCCATACATTCTAAAATATTTGAACCTTGAATTTTAATAGAATCGATTATTTGCCAAAATTTTTCATTTTCAATAACGCCGGGAGTTTCTTTTTCAAGGTTCTTAAATACATCACTTGCTCTGCTATGAAATATAAAAGGTTTACCTACAGTTACATTAATGTCCAAATGATCCATTATTTTCTTAGATATGATTCCACACCATATGTCATCAAATCTTCTATATGGAGAACCTTCTCCCATAAGAGGAAACCACATTAATGGTGTTAAGTCTCTTTTAAAACACATATTCATTCCACACAATGGATAATACTGACCCTTTGGTATTATCCTTGTGTTTTCTGGCAATTTAATATTTTGATTAGAAAGTGTTTGTATGGCATCAAGATCTGGAACGCCTTCCCACAGACCAGCACTAAGTTTTACATTATCAAGAGTTCCTAGATTTTTGTAAGGAATACCTCTTGTCCTGTATCCAATACAACTTTCTGTCCATTTTGGAAATTGTTCTAAATTGTTTATATGATCTGTAAAGAAATCAACACCATCAATTGGATAGCAATCATCATCTAGTGTGAATATGTAATCAAAATTCTGCTTATATGCCAAATAGAATCCAAAAGATCTAATTGCCGAATCTCTTCTTGAAATTATCCATGATTTTTTTCCAAATGTTCTGTCAATATCTTCCCACGAATAATGCTGAATTCTACTATCTTTTTTAATCTTAAATGTTTTTTCAGGGTTATCTTCAATCAGGATAACAGCACAATCAAATTTCCATTTTTCTAGGAAGTCTGTAATGCATTTTTCTCTAATAGTTGGAACAACAATGCAGTAATTTCTCATATGAATTTTAATTCCTTGACTACTAGGCATTTATTTATGTCTAAATTAACTTTATTGCCAACTAAATCATCAATAACATAAGAAGCATTTATTTTTTCTAAGAATTTTTTAATTTTTTGTTTAAAGAAGTCAATGCTTATAATGATTCTTCCTATTTTGCCGGGGGGTGTAATAGCTAAATGGATATTGTTTAAGTTGCCAACATGTTTACAATTATTCATTTTTTCTATATTTATAATTCCATTATTTTCAACACCTATATTATGAAAGACTTTATTTGTAAAGTCTTTGTGTTTGTAAAATATATTTCTTGTTACTGTTTCTTCTTGAATGATTCTTCTTTCTCCATCAACAGGATAAGCAATCAGAGTATATTCAGATAAAACTTTGCTTTCATCAAGCATGTCATCAACTTCTTTTATAAACATTTCTCTGTATTCTTTGGTGTTTTCTTTTGTTGTATCAAATATTAAAACACCTGTATTGACATTGTGATTATGTGTCCCGTATACTCCTACTTTATTCCAATTTATGTTTGTAAATTTTTTGATTATAAAAGCATCACTGTCGAGAAGAATAACTTTTTCTTTTTCTTCAAAAGACATTTCAAAACAATCTCTTAATTTCGATAAAAGGGGTGTATTAAATCTTTTTTTGGTATAATTTTTATACCATTGTTCAATATAAATGACTTTGTAATCAAGTAATGAAGAATAATCAAAAATTTCTTTTGGTGGTTTAGTATAACAAATAATTTTTATTTTATTTTTTGGATAAACACTTCTCAATGTTATTATTGAGAACAATAAATTGATCCACCATTTGTCTTTTATATTAGATTTATCACTCCAAGAAGCGTAATAAAATGTAATATTTTCATCCATTTTAGCCTGTTTTCTATATACATATTTTAATCGTAATTATTATTTATGAATAATTTGACATAGTGTAATTAAACAATTTGTTAATTGGCTATTTTTGTTAATACACATTGATTGCCACATTCTTTAAAATCAAATAATTTTTGATTAAGTGAATGAAATTCTTTAACAGCTTTTTCTACGCCGGGGCAATTTTGCCATTTATAATCATCACATAAAATTTTACCACCTATGCACATGATATTAGCAAACTTATCAAATGTTGCTTTAGTTCCGTAATAAGTATCAGTATCGCTATGAACAAAAACAAATTCCATATCATATTCTGAAAATGTTTCTGGAAAAACACCTTTTTTATAAATAACATTTGATAAACTAATGTTTCTTTTCACACTTTCTAAGTCATAAAAAAAATCTCCATTTTTATGAAGATCAATTGTCTCATCAGCGTGAACAACTCCTTCAAATGTATCGTAACATATATGTTTATTATCTCCATTCAATAGAGCTATTATTTTAGATGTAACACCATTGAAGACTCCTATTTCAGCAGTATTTCCTTTAATTCCAATACTAATAAATTCTTCATATAAAAATTTTGTTTTAGCATGTCCTAATAAACAATGATCAAATTTAGGAACAATTTCATTAAACATTTCTTCAAAATTGTGTGACATGATTCTTCTCCAAACATTAAAGATATGTTATTTAGTTTAAATAAATTTTAATTTTCAATTAAATTATTTGAATTAAACAATTCGTAATCGATTACAGGGTATACAAATTTATCTAAATTAAATTTTTTGTAATAAAAATATTTTAAAAGTTTTTTATCAATATTTGCTTTTATGGCTAATTTTTTTTCTGGTAATAATTGTGATGCCAAAAATGCTATGTAACTATCAATGCCAATATAAGCACTAGCATTTTTTATTATTTCTATCGTTTCTTCTACAGTTGTTTGTCCTGTTAAATCTATAACATTCTGATTATAATCATCTATTTTTTCTTCATGCAACAAAACACCTTTCATATCTAAATTTAAATTTAAAATATTTGAAGCATTTTTTTTATCATTATCGTCCAAATACCTGTTCGGTGTAGATTGTGAAAATAAAACACAATAATTTTTAGGCAATTTGAATTTATTAATATTTGCTGCTTTGTATTTAAAATATGATAACAATGCATTATTTTTTTTAGCCATTTTTCTGACTACATTTATGTTATCAAATTCACAAGTTTCAAACATAAAAAAATATTGATTAAAAGATTTATTCAAATCAAAATCTTTTGTTTCTGATATAAATTTTTTTATAATTTCCATCTGATCAACCTGATCAATATCTCCTGATATCTTGTGCTTCCAATTAAAAAAATTAATATTATTATTATAAAATTTATTTTTTCTAATCATAGAAAATATTAAATTTGCTTTTGGATGATCTGGCTCATATACATTCCATATAACTATATTTTTAATTCTTTTCCGCATTTCTTGATTCAACAAAGAATCAAATTGTAAAAAATCTCCTATTCCTAAATTAATAAATATGATTGTTTCTATGTGTTTTTTATACAACTCATCTATTAGCATTTTGTATCACCTAGCTAAAATTTTTTATTTTACCATAGATTTTACAGTATTTATAATTATTTTATATAATTTATTTAATGAAATATCAATTATACAATTTATGTGCCATAAAACTTAAGCAAATCAATGTTTTATGGCACATAAATTGTTTTATTTTATCCGCACTTCGACCAACCACATGACTTACACAAAACGCAACCATCATTTCTTTCAATTTGACTGCTTCCGCATGATGGACATTCTTCACCATGAACCTTGGTGCCATCCTTAATATACTTCTTGAGTGTTCTGGCAAGAACCTTGCTCAAACTAACAAGATCACCCTTGGTTTTCTCAAGCTGATGCACGACAAAACTAATATCCGCACCATGACGCAATGAAGTGCTTACCATCCTGCACAAAGCATCTCCGTTTTCATGATTGCTGATATTAATCAAATTAAATGATTCATTACCAGCTTGGAACACATACTTGCCCCTATTGAGCTTCTTAAGCAATCCTTTAGATTCTTTGCATTTGATTACTGGTTTACCATCTTCTGTGTTCAGACCAGCAAATACTTCATATGGCTCACCATCAAGAAGACCAACAACAACATAATAAGGGTCACCCTTTACTATCGGCAGATACAACTCTGCTTCAATATTAGCAGGACGTTTTGGAGCATCGTTCTTTTTAATCTTTTCTTCTACTTCTTTCTTAGCAGGCTTTTCTACCAGAACTCCAGTACGACAGTTTTTACGATAGACAGTCATACCTTTGCATTTGTACTTCCATGCAGCTTCATAAATCTTAGCAACTTGTTCTTCTGTTACTTCTTCTGGCAAGTTAACAGTCTTAGAAATTGCATGATCAACATACTTCTGTGCTTCAGCTTGTAATTCTACAGCTGCAACCCAATCAATGTCTTCAGCACAGCAACCAAACCAAGGAGACTTTTTGAGATCCTTTTCACCTGTAATTTCCATCCACATTTTAACTTTAGGATGATACACTTCAAATTCTTGCCAATGATCTCCATTAGGATCAACAAAGTCTACTCTTGCATTTTTATCATTTGGATTGATTTTCTTTCTTCTAGTATATGGGAAAAGCATGAACAGAGGTTCGACTCCAGAAGTTGTCTGTGTCATAATAGACACAGATCCTGTTGGAGCGATTGTTAAGTTAGCAATATTCCTTCTACCATACTTTTGCATGTTTTCATAAAGAGTTGCATCAAGATCTCGCAACATCAAAAGGAATTCAGAATCCTTCTCCTTGTTCCAATCCCAAACAGGAAACGCACCTGTTTTCTTAGCCATATCAACACTAGATCTAAATGAAGACAAGCATAAAGCTCTACAAATTTTGCCAGTCATTTCAATACTTTGTCTGCTACCATAAGCAATACTCAAAGCTGCCATTGTATCGCCTAAAGCAGTCAATCCAGTCCCAGTTCTTCTACCATTTTCACACTTTTTGTAAATATCTTGCCAAAGTTCAATCTCATTAGCTTTAATAGTGCTAGATTCTGGATCTTTCTTAATTTTCTTAATAATTTCGCTTACTTTTTCAAGTTCAAGATCAATCATGTCATCCATCAATCGCTGACAGATTACTGCATGTTCTTCAAACAACGCAAAATCAAAATATGCATCTTTGGTAAAAGGATTGACAACATAAGAGAACAAATTAAGAACCATTAAGCGGCAACTGTCAAAAGCGCAAATTGGTAATTCGGCACAGGGATTTGTGGATATAGTTTTATATCCATCTTCTGCATAACAATCAACAGCATTGTACTTAGTGATTTGATCCCAGAACAAAAGACCGGGTTCAGCTCTTAACCATGCATTATGAATGATCTTTTTCCATAATTCCTTAGCATCGACATAGATGTCACTATCGCTAGGAGGAGCATCTACGGGGAAACGCAAACGGAACTTTTCGCCCTTTTCGACAGCTTCCAAAAATTCATTACTAAGCAAAACAGAGATGTTTGCTCCTGTGACCTTTGAACTGTCGTTCTTAATGGTGATAAACGATTCAATGTCCTTGTGAGCAACATGGATACTAAGCATTAGAGCGCCTCTGCGCCCCGCCTGACCGACTTCTCTGATTGTATTGCTGTATCGTTCCATCCATGAACCAATGCCCGTGCTGGTCCTAGCAGCGTTCTTAACAGGCTCTCCGGCAGGACGTAGAGTTGATATGTCTACACCAACTCCACCTCTTCTTTTAGAGATTTGAGCTAGGTGTTCATCAACTTTAAGAATACCGCCATAGCTATCTTTTGGACTTTCAACTACATAACAATTTGAAAGTGAAATGATTTGGTGATCGTTTCCGATACCAAACATAGGACTTCCTTGAGGTACAATATACTTGAATTTATCGAATAAAGAAAAGATTTGTTCTTCTGAAAGAGGTTCTGTATACTTTTCTGCTTCGATTCTTGCGAATTCTTTCGCAAGACGATGATGCATGTCAACTGGTGTTTCTTCAAGCAAATTAGAGCTGTTGTCTTTAAGAGCGTATTTGTCCAAAAACACTTTAGCTGCTAGCTCATCTCCGTCAAAATATGTTACACATTTTTCAAATGCTGTGGCGTACTGATACATGAGAACCCCTTACTCAAAAGAAAATAGATATGTTTAATCATAGCAATTTTTGACTGATAAATCAAAAATAAAAATGTAAAAACCTAACGATCAATAGAAGAGATTCCATTTTCCATTTTTAGATTTATTCTGCTAGAATCAGCTAATAAATCAGATAATTCTTGATCATGAGTAGTAACAAAAACTATTTTATTTTTAGCCATTTCTTTTATCAATTTATATATGGAATTATTTCCTTGAGAATCCATATTGATAGAAACTTCATCTAAAAACATGATATTAGGCATAGATCCTGTATTCAATTCTCTAACATGAGCAAATGCTTGTGAGATTGCCAGATTAATTCTTCTTTTTTGTCCATTAGATAGAAGATCATATATTATTGGTGTATCATCAGTAACACGTTTAATTGTTTCGTTAAATTCATTATCAAATGTTAAAATCAAGTTGCTATCAACTAACAAATCAAGCATTTCTGCAACATGATCGTTTAGTATTGGTAGTATTTGATCTATTACAAACTTCCTAACACCTTTATCTCCAAAGGCATCTGCCCAAAAATTGAAGTAAGGAATTTTTTGCATCAGTTCAACCAACTTTTCTTTATTGTCTTTGCTCTTGGACAAAGCAGTTTCTAAATTATTTTTTGCTGTTATAATGAGATCATAATAAGGAGAATTTCCTTCAATAGCATTTGTTTTCTCCATAATATTAATTTTTTGTAATGATATCTTACTTTCTATTCTTGATATAGTGTTTAATGTTTCTGGTTTTATTATTGTTTGCAAAGTGTTTATGTCTTGCTGAATAGTTTGAATTTTTGATTTATTAGCAGAAATAGATGTTACTATTTTTGATTTCATATCAATCAAAGTTTGTAATTGTTTTTTAATTTCATTGATTTTGTCATTAATGACAGTGATTTTGTTTGATTCTATGTCTTTTAATTTTTGTAATTCTTCTATTTGACTTTTACAGTCATCTCTAACGACTTCATAGTTTTCTTTTTGTGTTATAGAAAAGCAATGTTTGCAAACAATACCTTCTTTGATGTTTTTGGTTTTTTCAATTGTGTTTTGATTTTGTGTAATTTCGTTACTGATTAAATCAATTTGATTCTTAATTTTTAAAAACTCTGAATTGTTTTCTAGTAAAATAGATTTTCCTTCTTCCATTTTTAAATCAATTTGATCTTTAGTTGATTCTGATTTTAATATTTTTTCTTCAAGAAGGTTTTGTTCTTCTCTTTTTAATTCAATTTCTTTTTGAGCGTTATTATATTTTTCAACTTGTGGGTCAAATTCTGCAAGATCTTTAACTTGTTTTTCAAGTAAAATTATTTCATTTTTAATTATTTCAATTTCATCATTTATTGTTTTCTTCCATGTTTTTTCTTTATCGTTAAGTTGTTCGAGTTGTTTTTTGATATCATTAAGAGAATTATCAGCGTTATGGCTTTCTATTTCAGCAATAGCAATTGATGACTTTGTCTGTTTTATATTTTCCTTAACAATTTCGTTATATGTACGATATTTCTCTAAACCTAAAAGATTTTCAATAATAATCCTTCTGTCGGAAGCATTGGATTCGAGATAGCTATCTGTGTTTGAGTCAGTGAATATGCAAGTAGACTTAAATGTTTCACAATTGAAGCCAAGAATTGATTCAATTAATTCTTGTGTTTGTTTAATTTCGCCTCTAGTCAATTCTGTAGATTCTTCAAAGTTTCCATCTTTTGATTGCCATAATTTTAATCCATCAGGCTTTCTTGTTCTTTGAATCTTAATATCATCAAAATATATCTCTATTACCATTTTCTTATTTGTTTTATTGTTAATGACATCTTTTACACCAATTTTTTTAGGATTCTTTACAGTCTTACCGAATAAACCATAGAGCAAGGCATCTAGTATACTGCTTTTACCACTACCATTGCTTGAATTAAGATTATTGTCATTAACATCAAGATTTTTTCCCTTGATTAGAACGACAGAATCATAATTTTTAAAATCTATTTCAATTCCATTTTCTCCAAAGCACAAAAAATTTTGTGCTTTGATTTTCTTGAAATCAATCTTACGCATAAACTATTCCTGTGCTTGGTTGATGACATCCATACCGAACTTAACCAGAATGTCTTTATCAAGACTTGTTTCAGACATTTCTACAAATTTTTGAACCATTTTGTCTGACTGGCATAATATTTCTTTAGCTAAAATTATTTGTTCCTTTTCGTTGCTATCATCTTTAGCTGTTGTATTCTTTTTAATCTTTACAAAAGAAATTCCTTTTTCTTCAAGGCACTTAACTTTATCGCTAATTTCTTTTTTATCGACGTTGTCAACAAGAACAGAAACATAAGAGTTTTTTAAAACTCTTGGATCTATTTTTTGTAAATTTTCAAATGTGTCTTCAAAATGTTGAGGACTAAAATTGTTTGAAACATAGGTACTTATGCAATCTTCACCATCAAATTCTAGTATGATAATATTTTTTACTTCTTCCATTTCACCAAAAGATAACTGTAAAGGACTTCCAATATATTCAACATTTGAATCAATCATTTGAGCATTATGATAATGACCAAGATAAACATGTTTATAATCACGGAATATATTAGCGTTTACTTTTACCATTTCTCCATCATGTTCTATTTCAACATCAGCAATTGATCCTTTAGAATTAAGTCGTGCTCCATCAATTGCCAAATGTCCTAAAAGATATGAGTTTTTAGGATCATATTGAGACAAATAATCTAAATCATCTGTTGGATTGTGTGTAAAAGGTATAAAATGCCAGCTTATATCGTCAATCATAATCCTCTTAGGACTACTGATTATGTGAACATTTGGCAATCCAGATATTGCTGTAACAGAGCTAATAGTTGTTTTCTCAAAATACAAAAGATCATGGTTGCCTAAAAGTATATAAAAGTTAATTGAACCATCAAGATATTTTTTAAGAATATTAAATGTTTTGTGCAAAACTAAAGATTCAATTTTTGACCTGTCGTGGAAAAAATCTCCACCGAATAAAATATTTTTTATATTATTTTTTTTAGCTGTTTCAAAAACCCATATAAGGGCATCAAGACAATCATCAAGTCTTTTTTCGCTTTTTTTATGTGGATGGATGTGTGCATCAGAAAACAAAAGAATCTTAGTCATAGATTGCTCCTGACTAAGATTCTACACAATATCAGGTATACTTGTCCAGAGGATCTTTGTCTTCTTTAGGATCTTTCTTATCACGGAAAAACTTTTCCAAAAGATCCCAAGCATTTAATTTCTTAATATCTGTTATAGGAGTTGTTCCGCCACCTGCCGCACCACCAATTGCACCGCCTAAATCTGATCCGGGAGGAGGTGCTCCACCACCCATTCCTCCTCCTCCTAAGCCTCCTAGATCTCCACCAAGACTACCACCAAGACCGCCTGCATCGCCACCGGGAGGAGGAGCGCCACCAGCAGCAGGAGGTGCGCCACCGGCAGGAGGCGCTGCGCCAGCAGGAGGAGCATCAGCTTCTGTTAAAAATATTTTATGTTTGAATTCATGAATTGTGATCATACTAAGTATATATTAGCAATGAAAACATTTTGGGAATATATCAATAAATTTGAAGAAGCATCTGAGCCTCAGATTGCTGCACAGCCAACTACATCTTCTTCTCCTGTTGCTAATGCGAGCAATGTTCCTGCACCAACTATGGGTTCTGTTCCACAACCAGAAGTTCAAGGATATCATCCAAAATTAAAACCTTGGAAGGCTAAGAAATCTGAAATTGTAAGATTTTGGAAAGCATTAGCTCCAAACATTCCTTTACAACTTGAACCTATCGATAGTTTTCATAAAGGAAGCACGGTACAAGAAGACACATTAAGAATTACTGGTAGTAAAGAATTTATAACAACTGTTTTATCAAGATTGAAAGATTTTGTTATCTATGAAAATCCTGATACAAAACTTGTATTAGATTATCGTCAAAATCAAAAGAGTCTTAGACCGGGGTCAAAAAATAGTTACTTGTTTTACATCAATGTGCGGAAGCGCAAATAACTATTGATTTTTCTTTAATTTTAGTTACATGTATCTTTTCTAGCTTTTTTTCCATGATTTTTTGCTTCTCACCAATCTCATGCAATCTTTTCTCAAGATTTTCTACAACACTAATCGTTTGTTCTATCATTGAGTCAATCATGGAAAATTCTCCATTCTCTAGTTTCATTATTTATCCGTATGCTTGACAAATTTTATAATAATAGATATAATTAGTTCAACAGAAAGAAGAGGCGGACATGGCAGTGAAATTAATAATCAACAATGATTTTTCGCAACTCCAGACAGACAACCAAGATGTGCATAAATATTTATGTGAAAATTTAAGATTTAGACAGAAAGGTTATCAGTTTACACCTCTTTACAAATCAAGAAAATGGGATGGATACGTTAATTTCTTTTCTGCCAAAACAGGAAAATTCCTTACTGGAATATTACCAGAAGTATATCTTGTTTCCAAAAGAATAGATGGACAGATAGAAATAGAAGATAACAGAAATCAAATTAATTTTGATTATCAATCGATTGATAAAGATTTTTTACAAAGATTTAATCAAGATAAAAAAAATAAAATAGAACTTACTGATTATCAAGTTGATTTTGTAAATCAATGTCTTAAACACAAGCGTGGAGTCGTTTGCGCTCCAACTGGTGCTGGTAAAACATTTTTAATGGCTGCATTGCTTAAAGCAATAGGTGAAGGTGTACCAACATTGGTCTTGCAAAATAGAAAAACCTTAGCAGCTCAAAACTATGATGAAATTTCTCGTTGGGGATTTAAAAAAATAGGTTCGTGTTGGAGTGGCAAAGATAAAAGCAGCATGATTACTGTTGCAACAGCACAAAGTATTCATCATATAGAAGACAAGTTAGATGATATCAAAGTTTTAATTGTTGATGAAGTTCATGATATGGTTAGTGATAGCACTAAAGATATATACAAAAAACTAAAAAATACTGTAATTAGGATTGGATTATCTGCAACACCATTTAAGAATGGTGGCAAAGATATGGTTCATAAATATTTAGTAAAAGGATATTTTGGACCTCTTCTTAAGACTACCACAACCGATACTGGTAAAATAACAACAGCAAACCTACAAAAAGAAGGAAAGCTTTCTCAGGCAAAATGTATTTTTCATACAATTTCAGAACCAGAAATTCCATTAGCAATTTATAGTGAAGCAGTAGATCATGGTATTGTCACTAATCAGACTTTACATAAAAAAGTAGTTGATATAGTAACAAGTCTGCAAGGTAGAACTTTGATTTTAGTTGACAGAATATCTCATGGAGATCAATTAAAAGCATTTATCCCAACTGCTTATTGGATTACTGGTAAAGATGATGCTGATACACGAAGACAAGTTATAGATATGTTAAAAAATAGCAAGACAAGTTGTGTTGCTATAGCAACACAACAGATTATGAATACTGGTATCAACGTAATGTTGCATAATTTAATAAATTGTGCAGGAGGACAAGCAGAACATTTAATCATTCAAAGATTTGGTCGTGGTCTTAGATTGGCAAATGATAAAGAACATGTGACATATTATGACTTCTATTTCACAAATAATCCTTATCTGAAAAAACATTCAGAAAGCAGAATCAAAACCCTTGAAAAAGAAGGACATATTATTGAATTTGTTGATTAGATTTTGAATATAAAGCATTGAAAAAATCCAATAATTTTGATGACTTCTTATTAATTATTGATTCTATATTGCTTTTATCAGCAGCAGACATCTTTTCGTATTTGCTCCAAGATTTCAATCGGTCTTTTAATTTTTCTTTATCAAATTCATTAATATTGGCATAAAAGCCTTTGTCTTTATCTATGTTTAGCTGAAACTGATCAATGAAAGCATCTTTTTCGCTATCTTCTTCTACGTTTTCCATGAATTGAATGAATGTAATCATGTTACTATATATGTTTAGAATACAAATAATGAGGCGATATGAAATTTAATGAGTGGGCTGGTAAAACTCCTGATGTTGTCTTTGGTTTTGACAAAGGTATATCTCAAACTAAAGAATTGAGATATAATGAAGAACCGCTTGAAGGCTTGGCAATAGAAACATGTTTAGATGAAATTATAAATCTTGGTCCAATTGGAACTAAAGATCCAGTAAAAGATTTTGGAAGCTTAGTTACCTATGGAGATTCTTCTCAAGTAGGTGCTATTCAAATTAAATTTAGTCCTCTTGGTTCTTGTAGAGCAACAATTTGTCGAAAAATAAAAGACTTAGAAGGTGAACCTGTTTGGATAACAAGGTATTCAGTACCAGTTGTAAATGATTATGAACATTTAAACTCTGAAGATATTGCTGTAGAGAAAATGCTTGCAGTTAGATTACATGAGCTTGCTGAATATCTTGATAAGACAAACTTAGAATCACCTAAAGCTGAATTCAAAAATTTTCTAGAACTTGTTGTAATGATTGCAGCAAACATGAAATTGAAGCATCCAGATGTTATGGTTTATGAAGGAACATTGAGACAGGATGATAACACATATATAGTTTATTTTTCTTATACAGGATTTGGTCTTGAAGCTCCCAGTCAAAGAAAAGTGAATCAATTTAATGTTTATTTAGTATTTTTGCCAAAATTAGGTTTGATAAGATGTTGGGGAGCAGAGCATTCATCTCAGCATCTTGGATATGACTATGAAGCCCAATCCCCTGAATGGAATGAATATTTCACTCCTGATCAAAACAAAAGTGAAATTGTAACTATTCTTGAAAATATATTCAAGACTTATTGATCAAGCATAAATAATGATTATGATATTTAAAGAATGGTTATTGTTAGAAGCAATAAATGATATTAGAAATATGTATAAAAATCTTCTTGATTTTCTTCGGGAAAGTCAAGAAGACTTGTATGTTAATTTTTCAGACAGACCAAGAATTAACATGAAATTATCATTGAGACCATCTCACCATGACCCAATTGGAATTTATGCTTTCACAAAAAGGTATATGCTTCAAGAAAAAAGTACAAATGACGGTTTTTGGAGTATGCCTTACATTTATGTTTTTAAATTATCAGAAAAAGCCAAAGTTCTTAATCTTTCAAAGATATCAATTGATGAAGCAAAAGAATTGCTAGAAAAGATGGGAATATCTGATTATACTGATAAGCCATATTGGCGAAGCTTGCATGGTAAAAAAGGTGGACATTTGTTATGGTATACAATGGAAAAATATATTGCGACAAACGAATTAAGTAGAAATGTTACTTGGAATAAATTGTTTGCAATGGCTGGTAATTTCGATGCAATACTTGATGAAGGCGATAGTATAATTCATTCAAATGAACCAGAACAAATCTGTGTTATGAATCCAAGTGTCATTAATGTTGTTAAAACAGTTGAATTTCCAATGGCAGAATATTCAAAAATAATTTGGCGTAAAATGTATGATATTGCCAATTCTGTTGGGATGAAATATTTTAATAAATATTCTATACAAAGCAAAAAAACTGGTACGACAGAAACAGCAAGAGGATATAATTTCAAGAAAACATCAGATTTTGGAGCTACAAATTATTTTTCAATACATACGATATCAGAAGATCCAAACGCAAGATATGTTTTTTCAATAGGATATCATCTTGGAGACCGCAATATAAGTTGTTATGTAGACATGCCTGATAAAAAATATGTTAATGTGTATTCAAATCGTTTTGATCGACATGGTTATGGAAAAGATTATGCATTAATTAATATGGATGATTGGGAAATTGCAAAGAAAGAAATTCATGAAAAGTTAGAAACAATAATTAAATTATCTAATACAGATCCCTTGGAACCATCTGTTGAATTACTAAATAAAATAATTAAAATTATGCGATTACCTAATGCAAAAATCACAACAACTTCAATCCCATCTTTTTGTGCTGAGTCTACAACTCAAATTAATATAAATAGATCTGAAATTAGAGGAAATTTGAAAATTAGCATTTGTCCAGATTTAATAAAGAATAGCACAACAATTTATTTGGTTGGAAAACTTTCAGAATTTCTCAGATTAAGACCTTCAAGACTTACACTTAGCAATATTACTGTGAATCAATTACCAGAAGAAATTGATTCACAGCAAATTGTAAATCAAATGAAAGAAGAAATAAACGAACAAATTTCTAATATAGAAAAACATGAAGCGAGTTATATGTACACAAATATTAAGCGTTACTTAATAAAGATATTAGAAAATTATTTTTAGCATTTAAAAAATATTATTCAATTTCTAAAAATTTAATATAACATTCTCCGTAGACTTCAATTTCTCCAACAATTTGTTGAAATTCTTTTTGAGTGTCTTTAATAAAATCTAATTCTCGAATGACTCTTTTAGTTTCACTTTTACAAAATTTAATAGCAGCCTTTAAACCATCATTTTTAAGCACTTGCATAACTTCACGATATGGCTTATCTTTTATTGCAAAGTGATAATATGAGAGTATAGCATCCCCGCCTTTTGCTTTAGCATCAGCAGCATTGTTTTGTGCTCCTTTACGTCTATTCTTTAAAAACTCTAAAGGATCTTCAGATTGTTGTTTCATAATTTTATATATGTATCATAAATAATTTAGAGGTACAACATGACAAATTTTTCAGCATTTGTTCTTAAAAGAGATAACGAAATTTTAGAAGAGTTCAATCGTCTTTTGGATAAAAATTATAAACTAGATCAAATTATTGAACATTTTAACAGAAAAGGAATCATGCTTAATGAAAGCATTCTTGGCAGCATTGGCAGTACTGCCAAGGGATTAGTTGCAGGATTGGGTCATGTTGGTGAACAAAATATTAAAGGAATTTTAAATATCATTAGTGGAGCTGCTAAAGGTTCTGCTGGTGGAGCTTTTGGATTAACAAGAGCAGGATTAGGAGCAATCGAAACTGGCGTTGGTCTTCCAATAGGAGCAATAAGTAACGATTGGGCTTTGATAGATATGGGTTCAAGTGAAGTTAAAAAGGGATTGTATTCTGCTAGTAGTTCTTTATTAAGTGGTTTAAGTCAAATAGGAAAAGGTGCTGGTCAGATTGTAGCATCTCCAGTAACTGGTGCTATAAGAATGTTTCAAGCTGCTCGTCAGCCCGGATTTGGCAAACAACCGGGAAGTGAGTTGTCTCAATATTTTGGATTAGGAAGAAAGTCAAGACCCGGAGATATGGAAGAAGAATCTCCAGAAGAAACAGAATCACCAATACCTGAAAGAGGCAGTCATAAAAAAGATCCAATTATTAATAATGGCGTTGAAGCTTTAAGAGTTTTATTATCACAAGAAGAATTTGGAAATAATGCTTTAATATTATCTTACATTCCACCAGAAGATGGCGATAGGATATATTCATTCAGAGTAAATGAATTGATTGAAAAGATAAAAGAAATGGTAGATAAAATTAATTCCATGGAAGGATCAAATAAAAAAGAACAAAAAAATAAGTATAAAAACTTAAAACCAGCTGTAGAACAGATGTTGAAACGTATTATAAATACTTATGGAAGAGATTATTCATTGTATTTTAGGGAACACAGTTCTCAAATATAAATTTTTCTTGATATAATTTATTGATTTCTTCAGTGTTAAAATCTTTAAATTTATCACATTCACTGATGTTATAAATTTCATCACGAATTTCTTCTGGTAATTTTTTCACCCAATTGCTGCAAAAACACCAAATGGGATCTAGTTCTCTACATCTTACTTGAAGCAAGATTCTTTTTATATTTTTCACAAAAGTTTCATAATCTAAGTTATCACCAAGAGTTCTTTTGAGTGATTCTAATGATTTATTAAGTCCTACGTTTATGCTAGACTGATCTAATGTTTTATCATTAGCTTTCAGAACCATTCTTTTTTCTTCAATTTTTTTACTCCAAACATAAAAACGGTTCATTGCTTTTATGCCATGTAACATTCCGGGATAAATGTATGGATTGTTTTTTTCAAGTATTTTAGCTATTTCAAATTGAGCTTTTATAAAAAGAAAATAGTTAGAAGATGTTTCAAATTCAGCTCTTCTATCTTTGACGAGTTTAAGCAAATGTTTGAAAACTGCTTGTTTTTTAACTGGCTTTAAGTCGTTAAATGGCGTGTGTTTATAGTCAGGAAAATAAAATCTTTCACAATTTAGGTAGTAGATTGTGAGATGGTATGCAAAAAGCATATCTGGTTCGCCAGATAGCTTGAACATTTGCTCGTTGGATGCTTTGTAAAATTCTCGCATGTCTGAATCCTAACTGACGTTTCTGAGAAGTCAAATAGATTTTCTGGCATACCAAAACAGTTCTGGGCTGGAAATAAGAAAACCATGTTTAAATCTAATCTTTTGGGTCTAGGAGCGTTCAATATTTGAAAATTGCATTCTGACTCATCTAAATGAGATCGTGGCTTTAAGAGGCTTTTTTGTAAAGATTATGATTTACATAATTTTTTTTATTTTTCTGTTTGATTGGCACGGTATTTGTTTCGTGCGTGTGCGTGTGCGCCTGCGTTTAAGTATTTAATTATATTATGTATTTGTAAGTAAGTTAATTTAGCAGTAGTATTTTATTACTCTGAGCGTAGCGAAGAGTAATAAATATACTACTGCTATAGAGTAGAATTACGAAGTAATTCTACTCTATATTAATTTAACTTAAATATATTAATTTAACTTTAGTTGCAAAAATCATGCCAAAAAAAATGATTTAACAATTTGCTTTTTGAAAAATTCTGCGTAAAGTTGTTTTTGTGAACCAAGACTTTCTTACCTTTGAAAAAATGTTCGACGCTTTTAGCGTTGAGCCATATGTTTTTTTACAAAATTTAAATGAACCCGATTTGACTGACAGAAAAAATCTCTTATTAAATTTACAGTTTTCTGGACCCAAAGGGTCTAAATTTGAAATAAAATTACATAAAGATAATGCGTGTTCATTTGTACACCGATTTAATTCATGTTTGGAGAAATTTAATCGTCCAATTGTTTGTTTGGATGCAAAATTATTTCATTCTTTTTGTATTAAAGTTGGTTGTAATATCTTGCCAGATAGAACTAAGTTTTTCGACTTAAATTGGTTTGTTGATTATTCAGACATAAAAAGTAGTTTTTCTACTTTCTCTGAAGTTCATTCAATCTTTATGAAGTTCATTAAGTCAGATTTAATGGAAATTTATAGAAATGTATATCAACAATTGATTTGCTCAACTGTTCCGCTGATGGAGAATGAAGGCATAATTCTTGATGATTCAGCTAGTTTTATTTTTCCTTATTATTCATCCAAATTTCAGGAAAACGGAAGACTTAATTCAAGTCTAGCTTCAGATAGGAATTTTAATCCTCATGGGATGACTAATGAAATAAAGAATAACCTTATCTTGCCTAATGATGATGAAGTTTTTGTTGCGTTTGACTTTAAAGCACTTGAGTTATATGTACTTGCATTTTTATGCAAAGACAGTAATCTGAATACATTACTTTATAACACATGCCATCCTTATGAGCAGATAGCACAATATGTCTTAAATTTAAGCAATTTTGCAGATGAAAATTTGAAGGAACTAGGGAAAAAGATATTTTTGCCAGCAATTTATGGAATTTCTGCTAATAAATTGTCAGAACTTTTAAATTGTTCAGCTATTGAGGCTAGTGATTACTTAAAGAAAATGAAGTCTATATTTAGTAAATCTTTTGATTACGTCAGTGGTTTTATGGGTCAAGCTACCAACTTTGGTCATTGTATTGATTATTTTAATAGAAAGAAAAGTTTTAATGTAGAAGAATCTTATAAAGCAATGAATTTTTGTATTCATTCACCAGCAGCTACATTGTGCTTCATAAAGATGAATGAACTTAGTAATATAAAAACAAATGATTTCAGACTATTGTTTTCAATTCATGACTGTTTCGTTTTTGCTGTTAAAGAAAAAAACATCAATGAATCAATCAGTGTTATAAAAACAAAATTGGAAGAAGAATTTAAGGAACAAAAGGGTCTTAAGTTATTTGTTGATATAAAAGTTGGTAATAATCTATCCAACTTGAAAAATTTTAATTTAAATTTGACTTAATTAAAAATCAAGCTAAGGTTCAGCTATTAGTAATTCAGGAGGCATATTATGAAGATATTTGACCTTTTCAGGATTGATGCGGAAGAATTTTTAGCTTTAGAAGAGAAATTTGGTCAGTTGTGTTTGTTTGCTAGCTGGCAAATGATGCAAAATAACTCTCGTAATAACCATCAGTTGGATGTAGAAGACATCAAACAAGAACTTCTTATGGCTGTTCTTAGAGCTGGAAGTTATTACAAGAGACAAACTTATATCGAATCAAGTTTTGAGATATTAGATAAAAATGTTCCTCAAGAAGGAATATTTCGTAAAGTGTTTGATTCTTTGAAGGATCTATGGAAGAATAAGACGCATCATGGTGCTTACCGAAGGAAATTTGGTGATCCCCAAGAAGAAATTTTAGAGAAATTAGTTAAAAAATTTGTTCCCAAGGAAGACAGACCAGATATTAAGTTGAGGCTTGATATTAACACAAAATTTATCATTTACACCAAGCAGATCATATGGAATGCTGCTAGACATATCGGTAAGAAGATTACCAAAGAAAAACATATCCGCTTTGGTCAAGTTTCACTTTCAGAACACGAACATCTTTACCTCTAACGGAAGGTGCCAATGGACGGCAAACTTACTGAAGATCAAGAGAAACTTCTTGAAGCTATGCTTCAGAAGCAAAACTATCAAGCAAAATTCCGTTGGGATGAAAATTTCCAGCGGCGCATGCTTGGTATTCTGCTAACAGATAGAAACTTTCTTATTCAAGGTAAAGCATTAGTTATCCCTCAATACTTCTCAAATGAAGTACACATAGAAATATGCAAAATACTTTTTGATTTATTTGATGAAACAAAAAATATCCCTGAAAAATTTATTATGGAAAATGAATTACTTGAAAAAGTGCGTGAAAAACCTGATGCAATTAAAATTTATTATAAATCTGAACTTGAATCATTATACGAATATTTTATTCCAAACCAATCTTCCAGAGATATATTACTTACAAAATTGCTAAACTTTTCTAAGATTCAAAGTCTTAGATTGGCTATGGAAGAATCGCAAAGAGACCTTAAAAAGAATCCTGATTCCGAGGAAACATGGGCAAAAGTTTATGAAAGATTTCGTAATTGCATGATGGTTTCCAAGACGTTTGATGCAGGGTTTGAATACTTCACACAAATTGATAATATGTTTCTAGAACTTAATAAAGATGACGAAAAAATAGATAAATTTACTTCTGGCTTTTTGTCTATAGACTTTGAATTATCTGGTGGTGGTTGTCGTCGAGGTGAAATTTATGCTTTTATTGCTCTTCCCGGTGTTGGTAAATCACTTGCTTTAGTAAAAGCTGCTGTTGAAAATGTCAAGAAAGGATACAAAGTAGTATTCGTTTCTGTCGAAATGGATTGGGTTTCAATCTCTAAAAGATTTACTTCAGCTTATGCATGCGTTCCATATTCTAAACTGATGAGCAAAAAAGATGAAATTAAACAGATGATAGAATATGATATCATGAATTTCTCTGATAAGAATCGATTGGTTGTCAAGCAGTTTCCGGCAGGAACGATTGATGTAAATGATATTCGTGCTTATTTGAATCAACTTGAGTTGCATGGATTTGTGCCAGATATGTTGATAGTTGATTATCCGGGCGAAATGAAAGATGCACCGGGGGTTCCTGTTTGGGAAAGCAAGTATAGAATCATAAGGGATCTTAGGGGTCTTGCTTGCGAGAAGAAAATGGTTGTATTTACAGCTATGCAACCAAACAAGAGTGCTTCAGAACTTTCCAGTTCTGAATTTATTGAGGAGGGTAACATTGGCGCTTCATTTGACATGTTCAAACCTTTGGATGGTTTATGGAGTATTAATAGAACTACTGATGAGGCTGGTGCCCAAGTTGGTAGAGTATTTGTTGTCAAGCATAGAAATGGGAAAAGTAGATATCATTTTCCTATTGAATATAACAATGAATTCTTAACAATCACAGAAATAGATTTTGAAAAATACAAAACTAAGATGCATAATAAGTCTCAGCAAGATGCTAACACTTACAGTGTGGCAAGTGATGCATCTCATCTTATTGATGATAAGAAAAAGAAGAACAAGAAAAAACAGAACGACCCTTCTAATCCAATTGACTGATTCTGTTTCTAGTGGTAAGTTAATTTAACAGGAGGACTTTATGGTTGAACGCATTTCGTTTCTAGGAAAAGAATGGACGATTGATAACAAAGATCTTGTATTTACTGATGCTACATTGAACCAATTCTTTGAAAAGATTGGTGGAATTATTGATTATGTTGGTGCCGCTCATGCAAATAGCATGAGATATAGTTCAGCTTGTGAACTTGCATACAAGAAAACATTTATTGAAAAGTTTAAACTTCAAAAAGATGCTGGAAAGTCTGATAAAACAGCAGAGTTATATGCTGAAGGTGAACAAGAATGTATTGATGCTAAAGAAGTATGTATTACTGCTAAGTATTATAAAGATAGATTATACGCACATCTTCAAGCATTGAATGCTGCCCGTGAAGATGGACACAATCGTGGACACATGTTGCGTAAGGAAATGGACAGATTAAACATTGATTATGCTGAGAGATCATAATGTTTAACATGGAATTCGTCAAAAAGTATATGTTGACTGCCAAACTGTTTGGCGAATTAAAAAATCCATGTTATTCAAGGAAGATTGGCGTTGTTATACTTAACGCCAATCTTACCAAGGTGGTTGGTATGGGGTACAATGGTCCTCCAAGAGGTGCGCCACATTGTGATAGCCCAGAACATTTAAAAAATATATTTCTTCCTCAATTGACAGATGAAGATAAAAATTGCATTGCGAAAAATAAAAATTACGAAAGCTTTGATGAGGATAAATTTGTTAGAGATTTTGCTTATGAAAAAGTATGTCCAAGAAAGATTCTTGGATGTCCTTCAGGTAAAAGATTAGAATTGTGTTCTTGTGTTCACGCAGAAACAAATGCAATTGTAAATGCATCATGTGATTTACAAGATGCTCATATGTTTGCATGGTGTACTTTGCCATGCATAGAATGTACTAAATTAATTATCAATTCTGGAATAAAGAAACTTTTTTGTTTAAAAGATAATGAACCTGACTATTCTGTTGGTAGCAGGTTCTTAATTAAACAATGTAACGTAGATCTTGTTGAAATGGAAAAAGATTTTTTTAAGGATAACTAATTTACATCATGTATGAGATCATATTTAAATATTATAAACACAAAGACAATCTTGATTATGACCGAAACGAAAGTCTAATCTTAAAGAAAAAATTCGGTCAAATTGAAGAAGAATATCCACTTGACAAGATAGCATGTTATATCATGTCACAGCTTGCTAGAAGAGATATATTTATACATGATGTAGAAATATATTCTTATGTTAAAAAGAATGTTAGTTTTAAGATTAGTAAGAATGGATTTTCTATAAATGGTCATAAGTTTGGACATAATGATACGGTTACAGAATTTAATTTAATTGAATCAACGCCTGAAAAGCCTCCACAACCTGCTTGTGAAGCTATCACGCAGAAAGATTTTACACCAAAGTCTGATTTTGCACAACTTCAAAAAAAAGTTGAAAGTAATAAAGAACGAAGAATAATTAAGAATGTTATTTTTATCCCACCATTGCAAATGGATAAAACTAGATTCCCATATAAGTTTACAATTAATAAAAAATATCCAGTTTATGCAGAAAAGCTTAGTCCGAGTGGAATTGGAATGACAATTTCAACAAATGATGATAATGGTAATCCTATTGATGTTTCTGATGAATATTTTATTCCTGCGAATAATTCTTTAGAGTTTGACAATGATATGAATGCAAGTAAAAGAGGAAACAATGATTTGTTAAACTGGCAGGGTGATAGGTCATCAGGATCAATGCCAAAGTTGAGGTAATTAATATGAACCAGCGACAGAAAGATCAGAAGAATAAAGCTCGTAAAGTAGAAGCTCGAAAACGAGTTCTTGCTCGCAGAGAAGATATTCGCAAACAGAGAAGAGAAGAAGATAGGCTTGAAAAGGAATTTGAGGCAAGAGAATCTAAGTATTTGAGTCGAGAAGAAATTCTTCAAAGACTCGAACATAACATGAAGATACTTGAGCAGTTAGAATCACAGATTGCTGAACAGGAAAAAGTTCTTGACAAAGAACAACCAGTTGAGCATAATAACGAGACACCGATGGTGTAACCTTTAGGTCAGGTTAAGACCTAGCTTTGCAGAGAAAGGCAGACGAAAATGGCAGACTATGAATTGGATACGCTAGATATTGGCGATATCACAAAAGAAGCAGAGAGATTAAACAAAGAACAAAATAGTGGCGGCATTAACGATAATTACGTTCGTATGCCAGAAAAAGATGGATTTGTTTTGCTTAGGTTGTTGCCTAAGCTTAAGGGCAAACCATTTTTTCACCCCACAAGAATTCATCGCCTTGGTGAATATCCAAATGCAAAAACAATTTTTTGCACAAGGAAGTTGACACATACACCAAGAGGTCCACAGTGGAAAGCTGTTAACCCAGACACTGATTGTCCAATTTGTCGTGAATACAATGCTATGTGGGAGAAATCTAAAAAGATGCCTCCTGATCGAGCAAAAAGTATTCAAGAGAAAGCTCGATCAATTAAGCCAGTCGAACGATACTACTACAATTGTATCGTTAGGTCTCAGCTGAATCCTAAGACCAATAATATTGAAACGAACATTGGACCCAAGATTTTTTCTTGTGGAAAGACTGTTCACAATATTATTTGTCTTTCAATTTCAGGGAACGAGACAACAGGCAAGCGAGCTTTGGGCGATGTTGCTCATCCATTGAGTGGCAGAGACTTCAAGGTTGTTAAGGTTCTTCGTGGCAAGGATGGATTTCCAAACTACGATCAAAGTTTCTTTGAAGATGCTTCTCAGTTGGGCACAAAGGAACAGATCAATAGATGGTTAACGTCTTATCATGATTTGGAAGTAATTCCAACTTATCTGACAATTGATCAGATGGAAGAAGCGTTGACTGCTTTTCTTGATAATGGCAGCAGTCAATCTGAACCTAAACAAGCTACATTTAAGTCATCAACACAGTCAAAATCTGCGCCTAAAGTTGAAAGCAGTCTTTTGGATGGGATTGATGGCATGCTTGATGATGACATGGAAGCACAGCTTGGAAATATTGGATTTGGCAGAAAGTAATATTTGCTGAACAATTGTCAGAAAACACCCATATTTTTATGGGTGTTTTTTTGTTTATATACTAAATAACTCAAGGAGAAAGTTATGAAAAGTTTTCAAGAATATTATCTTATGCGAGAAAATGCTGTTAATACCATCAACATAGAAGAAGTTGCTGCTGGTCTAAAATTTTTACCAACTACTAAACAAAATAAAAATTATAATTATGTTGCTACAGATGAAAATATGCCTCCTTTTTCCTACACAGTATCACAAGAGTCAAAACCGATTGTTACTGTTACCGAGGATGGCGAAGAAACTACTAATACAGTTGAAGTTAATGACATTATTGTGAGTGGACCTAGTCGTGAACAATATGTTGTTAAGCCTGAAAAATTTTCAAAATCTTATGTAGGAAACATTGGTGGACCTGTGCGTCCAGAACAAAGTCCTAGAATGGTTGCTTTGTACACAGGTAATGAACATGTTGAGTTCATTTCGCCTTGGAACAAAAAAATGACTTTGAAACCTCAAGATTATCTTGTTAAAGAGGACGAAGGCAAATTTTATAGAATCGCAAAGTATGAGTACGGACAAACATACAATCCACTCGGTCAACAAGGATAATTTCTTGTTTATACACTAAATAGTTTTATAAAAATTAGGAGAATCATATGAAGTTTCATGAATATGTTCAGTTAAGAGAAGGTGCTGGAGATCATATTTTTGCTGACACAGCAACGGTTTTTCATCATCGTGATAAGGCTCATGGTAATCCTTTTACTTTAGAAATACCAGAAAAACGAATTGGTAGAACAAGCATGATTGTAAGTGTAAATCAACCTTCAGAAACCAATGGATATAACTATGACATTCATACAAAAAGTGGAAGCATTTATACTATAAAAGATTTTTTTGTACCTCTTCATGGCGAATTTGATATAGAATCACTTTTTGAAAAATTCAATTTAAAACCTGTTCCGGGTTCTAAGTATGATCGTTATCTAAATAAACAAAAGGATTCAGATGACATTTAATGAATATGTTCAGTTAAGAGAATCTCAATTGGATGAAGGCAGACTTGGTTTGCTTGGTGGGTTAGCGTTAGGTGCAGCTTCAATGTTTGCTGGTCAATCTAAAGCGGAAGAACCTTCTGTTCATCATTTTTCGGGTTCTACGTTGACGAACCCAATTACGTCTCACAAGCAACTTGGTGATGACGAACGATTTATTAAATCTTGGACAATGTACAAGGAACAAATTATTAGAGCAGTTAAAAGAGATCCTCATGTGCAAGATCTTTTGATTGAAATTATCGAGGAACATCATCAAGGCAAGATGGAAGCTGTTGTTGAGATTGAAGCAACAATTGAAGCTCCTTCAAAAGAAGAAGCAAAACAAATGTTAATTAGATTGATCATGCGTGAAACTGGCAAAATGAATATGCAAGGGTCAGCTATTAGAGGATTAAAGAAGATATTTGTAGATAAGAATGAAAACGCATTATACGCTAAAATAATTCGAGAGTTTTCTAATGCTGTTCATCGAGTAAAAATTAAAATCACATCTAATGACGCAACGATTGAACCTTAAATCTGAATGATAAGTATTTTAATCGTTATTTGCAGCACGAACGCTTGATGTATTAACTTGCGTTACATCAACGACGATATTTCCTTTTCCATCATCGCTTTGCACTTCGGCTACGATACCTGATGCACGACCAAATTGTCGTAAAAGTTCTTCTCTAACTTGATTCATAGCTTCTTTTTTTGCTTCTTGAGATGAACCGCTATAATTCCTGAAGCTGAAAGACCAAAAATAGGTCTGACCTTTTTCATTTTTTTCGTGCTCTACGGAAACAGAAGAATTTCCTATTTGTTGACTTGCTGGTTGTTTTAGTTTAGATGAAGGTAGTAATCCAGCAGCACCGGCAGCTAAAGTTGCACCAGCACCTATTCCTGCAATCCATCTTTTAAGAGATTCATGTAATTCGTTATCTCTTTCTTCCAACCATTCGGTAAATCGTAAAGGTATTGACATTTTTTCTCATTTCTAAAACAGTTAAACGTATTTATTAAACACTAGATAATTTTATGAAATTAGGAAAATTTTGATGAGACTCACTCTATTAGGTTGAGTCTCATTTTTATTACACGGAGTGTGGTATGGCTCGTCAAAAGAAAGATTCTAACTCCTCTGATTTATACACCGATATTGCAAGCGCCACTGGCGCAAAAGTAGTAGCAGATCTTGATCAAGCAAGATATTTTGTAGACACAGGCAATTTTGCAATTAATTATTCTTGTTCTGGCAAGTTTTACGGTGGTGGTATTCCCGGTGGCAGACTATCTGAAATTTATGGTCCATCGGCATCTAGCAAAAGTCTTATTGGCGCAAACATCCTTGCTGGCATTCAGCGAATGGGTGGAATTGGAATCATCCTTGATACAGAAAATGCAATCAATGGTGAATTCATTCAAAAAGCCACAAAATGTGATATCTCTAAGATTTTAAGATACACTCCAGAAACACTAGAAGATTGTTTTTCAACAATCTATCGTGTTATTGATTATATCCGAAAAACAAAGAAAATCGAAGTTCCAATTTGCATTGTTTATGATTCAATCAGCGTTTCTCCAAGTTCAAGAGAACTAAGAGAAACAAAACTACCTGAAGGATATAGCAAAGCTGATTTCAAGCGTATTGTTGGTGGAAATGAACAGCCCGGAGAAAGGGCTAAGATTTGTTCTAAGGAACTAAGAAAACTTAATACAGAGATGGAACAGAATGATGTTACTGTCGTCGTTCTGAATCAAATTAGAGATAAGATTGGGGTTATGTATGGAAACCCAGAAACCACAGCAGGTGGTGGGCAAGGATTGCCCTTCTATGCCAGTTTAAGAATGCGTAGTCAAACTCAAAAGAAGATTGAGCAGAGCGTTGCTGGATCAGCCAAGAAAAAGATTCTTGGGATCAATATTAAGGTTCAGAATAAGAAAAATAGATCTTATCGTCCGTTTGTTGAAGTTGATAATATTCCTCTTTATTTTGATAGAGGGATGAATCCATTGGGTGGTGTTCTGGGCGCATTACTGGATTCTGGAAGAATTATTGCTAATGGAGCTGGTAATTTCTTAGTAAATCCAGAATTTACTGGTGGCAAAGAGGTTAAGTTTAAGTCATCTATGGAAAGAAATGATATTCCTACTGAAATTGCAGAGGAATATGCACAAATATTAGATGCTACACCTGAAGAGATGAAGGAATATTTGCAAATTTATTCTGATGTGATAAACTATAAAGTGTCTGGAGAGGTTGTCGAAGCAGATGATGATGTTGATATAGAAGTAGACGACCTTTTAGCTTGATTTTAGGAGATACTATGACTCCAGATTATGTCATGCTTAAGTGTCCAGATGGCAAAAATATAGTCACAGGCTATAACAATTTGTTGTCTTTATCAGAATTCATTGAGTGTTTTAACATTAAAGTTGAAGCACTCAAGGCTAATGAAGCTGAAAACGCAGTTGGTCTTGAAGAAATCGCAAATATATTTTGTGATTCTAATTATGTCAAGAATGCAACTGAAGGATTTGGGACTGATGTTGCTGTTCTTGAAAAGAACGCAACAAAAGACAAATCTTCTCGTTATATTAGAGAAAAGATTAAAGAACGTATTATTGACAATAAAGAAATTTCTTTTTCTGAAATATGTAAAATGTTTTCAAGTTTAAATTATTCTATTCCGGGTTTGAACAATAATTTCAAACTAGCTCGTCAAGAATTGGAATCAGATGGTTATATCTGTTCTAAGGTTAAACGAGGAGTTTATAGGTTGGAAGGTCGATGAACGAACAATTTATTGTTAATCGTGTGGATGGTCTTAAAGAAGCAATTAAATATGCTAGATTGATGGGTTATGTATTACAGGAACAATTTGATTATAATAAGAACTCTGATTTAGATGTAATTTTTAAGGATTATAAAACTTGGGGATTTAACTGTGATGGTTACGATATTTATGTTTATTTTAATTGTGTTGAAACAGAGTTTGTTGAAGATGAAAGATATGTAATTGAAACGCTTCAAATTTGGAGTGAAAACCTTTATTTCATACCATTTAATGTTGCTTTCAAGATTGTAATGGCATTTTTTGGAAATGAAAATTTTGTGCTGACACAAATAATAACACCAGACAAATTAATTTATTGTTGGAATAAAATGTATGATGTGGACGGAAACAGCACAAAACCAGACAAAAAGATATGTATAGAAAAGAATTTTATGGGGACAGATTATTATCTTAGTAAAGAAGTGCCTTCTTTTTTCTAATATTATTATCTTGTTTGTATAAATATAATGGTCCTCTGGAGCGGCATTAACATGCTGAATAAAAATGACAAATACCAAGCCATCGACCAGCAGGGTTCAATCAGCAATAATCAAACATTTGGAAAAATTTGGAACAATTCAAATAAATCTTCCAGATGATTTTATGATAGAGATTGGTATCGTAGACGAAGATGAAGTTGGAAAACAAGTAAGATCTGAAAATTATTGCTATGTGATAGTAAAAAATGAATTAAGGGCTACAGTTATAGACAAATATAATGTTGGATTAAGATGCAAGGATGATGATAAATTAATTGTTTTAGAAGATAAGTTTGAAGATCCAGATGGCAATAAAGTTAAGTCAATTAATATTGTTTGACTTAACTCATTTAAATTGGGTTTCCGTTGTTTTAGAGGAATAGTTACTTGAAAAAGCTCAATGTTTTCTTTTCTACCATGAACGACTACGATTTTGTGTACCTTTACACAAGGTTTTTACACAGATATCAGGATGATTTGGCACAAGCTTTTGATCTTATTTCAAATAAGTTTGCTGAAATCAACGAATGGTTTTCAAATGTTTCAATGTCTTCTGACTTCCATTCTAATATTGAAGCGTTAACTGATGCCTTTGCAGTTGAAGCAAGAAGACGCAAAATCGGCGACCCTGTCCTTAACCCGCTCTAAGGGGGTGATTTCTAGGGTGAGGATATCAGACCTCCTTAATCGGAGGTCTGTCTTTTTGACAACTGTTGATTTCAAGTATATAATAAAATCATGAACACAATAGAAATCGGCGAAGTTGTCGAGAAATCATCAGATTCTTTTAAGCTTTATAAATATCCTTTTGAAAACTTCAATGTTGTTCAAAGTTCTGTTTTGGATCATGTTGACAAAGATGCCAATTTTATAATTGCATCTTCAACAAACAGTGGTAAAACAATAGTTGCTGAATTTTTTATTTTTGAATCTTTGATTAAAAATGACAAAAAATGCATTTACATGTGTCCTTTGAAATCACTTGCTTCTGAAAAGTTTTCAGCATGGTCATCTGAAGATCATCCATTTTCTAAGAAAAAAATAACAATAATGGCAGGTGATGAAAAGAAAGAGAAAGATGGAGACTTAGTCGTAGCAACAATTGAAAGCTTTTGTCACAATGTAAGAACAAATCCAAATGTATTCGATGATATAGATACAATTATAGTAGATGAAGCACATATGATCGGTTCAGATGATCGTGGTCCTACTTTAGAATTTGCTCTAACAGAATTTGCTAGAAAAAATCATTCAAAAATAATATTTCTCAGTGGTACATTGCCAAATGCTAACCAAATCGGTGAATGGTTGCATGATTTAAACAAGAAACAAACTTATATTCTGAATTCAAACTATCAAGCTGTTCCTTTGAAAATACATTATAAGAAGTTTGACACATCTTTAAGTTCTAGTGGTGTCCCTCATGATATGTTTGATTGCATTTCAATTTTATGCGACAAACATCAGGCAGATAAGATATTAGTATTCGTTCATTCAAAGAATATTGGCAAAAAATTAGTGTCTTATATAAAGTCTAAAGGATTTGATACAAAGTTCCATTCAGCAGACTTGTCTCCTAGTAGGCGTAAAACGCTTGAGAAGGAGTTTAAGGAAGGAGCCTTACGAATACTCGTTGCAACAAGTACACTCGCTGCTGGCGTTAATTTGCCAGCTAGAAGAGTAATTATAGCAGGGGTAGTAAGAGGCAAAGAGTTAGTTGATAAGTCTGAGATACGCCAGATGATTGGAAGAGCAGGGAGGAAAGGCATCGATGATCAAGGTGATGCTTATGTTTTCTTTCCAGATAACAAAATAACTTTAGCCAATGAGTACAAAAAAGTAGATGATGCTTTGTCAAAGTTATTTAATCTTAATGATGATTTAGAATATAATAAACTTGCTATTCATATTCTTGCAATGATACATCAAGAAAAGAAACTTACATTTGATAAAATATGGAACATGCTTTCTAAGACATTTGGAGGATTTCTCAACAAAGTAAATTCAAATTACTTGAAGAACACACTTGATAGGTTAGAGCATATGAAATTTGTTGTCATTGATGATGATGGTAATTACAATTTGAAAAAATTAGGTTTACCAAGTGTGTTATTTTTTATTGACCCTTATGATTTGAATTGTTGGATAAAAAGTTTTTCTAGATATTTTGCCGGAAGCGTTAGAAAAGATTCAATTCTTACATATTATCTTGCGTTTACACCAAGTAACAATAAAAACTTCATGTCAGAAGATGAAAAGAATTTTTGCTCTTTGTATATGCAAAGATTGCAAGAGCTTTTAGGAAGAAACTATATTGAAACTGGATCAGTAAAAATAGGATATCTTTATTACTGCATGATGAATAAAAGAAGCACAGGCATGTTATCACCATTGATTCCCGTCATAGTAAAAGATTTTGGCAGAATCTGTGCTTGCTTAAGTCTTGTTTCAAAAATTTGTGGTTGGAATTGTGGTGATTCATTTTTTTCGGATCTAAAAAATAGATTTAGCAAAAAAGAAGTTTAGATTAGCTCTGTTAAAGAAAGTTTTCTTACCGGAGTATTTCATGCTTGCTGAAAGTTACTATACAGGCAAAAAATCAAAACCAAAATTGATGAAATTAACTTTTGGTGATGTTGAAAAAGTTGTTTATAAAATTGATATTGCTGATGAAGAATACGAAATTTGTGAATCGTTTTCAAGCAACATGTGGGCTAACAAGAAGACTGGCACATATGGAAGAGGTTTAGCTAATACAAAAGAAGACCCATATAAGGTTGAAAGAACAGGAAAGATTGGAGAATTAGCCTTCTCTAAAGTTTTTGGTCTTCCTGTAGATTTTACTTACAGGGAAGGCGGTGATAAATATGACTTTATTGATGCAAGCAATAAAACAATAGACATAAAGACATCAATGAAGCGACCTTGGTACGATGCTGGACTTATCAGGGCAACGAATGAAGGTAAGATTCCAATGAATCTTAATTGTGATTTGTATGTGTTTGCTTATTTGTTGTTGGATGAAAAGTCTAAAAAACAAGCAAGTGTAATATTAATTGGTGCTTCAGAAAAAGAAGAAATTATCAAAAGAGAAAAATTCCCAGCAAGAAAAGGATCTCACTTAAATTATGAGGTTCCTTACAAGGAAATGATTTCTATACGGGATCTAAAGCTGAGTTAAGATTCTTTCCAAAGAAGTTTTCTGGGTATTCCATTTTAACAACCTTTTTACCCTTCGCTTCTTCTTCCCAGAAGCGAACTTGTTCAACAGATACGCCTAGTTCGATATAGTGACAATCATCGCTTGCAGCTACAGGCATGTTTAAGTTTTTACCATTATAAATGATGTTAACTTTGCAAACTTTTTTTTCTCGATCAAAGCAAAAACAATTGTTGCATTTTTTCTTGTTCATGACTATAACATAGTTATGAAAAATATCATTGTTGGCTTATTTGGTCAGGCAGCATCTGGTAAAGATACAGTTGCAGGAATGCTTGCTCCACGGCTGTGGCAATATATTGATCATGAAAAACCACTTGTTACAAAAATTGCTTTTGCCTATAATGTCAAAAAAATATATTGTGATTACTTTGACGTTGATTTTGATTTTATTGAAGAATGGAAAAGAAATCCTGAACCTCCTCCCGGTTTTTCAATGAATGTCAGACAGGCTTTACAAATGATTGGTGATGGATTCAGAAAAGTTAAAAATTCTGTTTGGATCGACAAAGTTTTGAATAAAATGCAAAATGTAATTATCACAGATGGTCGTTATCTTAACGAAGCTAAAGCAATTAAAGAAAAAGATGGTATTGTCGTTCTTATTGATCGTCCCAGTCATCGTAACACTGATCAAAACGATAGTGAAAAGATTATGGGAGAAGCATCAGATTATTTTGGTAATAAAGACGCAAATGGAATTATCGCTGATAGTAACTATCCAATGTTTGATTATTACATAAAGAATGATAGTAATCTTTTGTCTTTAGAAGACAAGATAGTACAACAATTGATTCCTTTCATTGTTGAAAAATTTGAATTAAAAGATTATAAAAATTAATTATTTAAGTTTTTTTAAAGCATTTTCAGTCATTACAATAAATTCCCAACTTCTTTTTTGGCAATAAACATTTGCTGCTTTCCATTTGGCAACATTCTTAGCCCATTTTGTTTGAGACTTGGGTTTTATTTCCCATAATTCAATCTTGCCATCTGTATACTCAACAAGGATATCTGGAATATAATTGTGTGATGATCCTTCAAAAAAGTATTCTATTTGAAGACTTTCGGCTTTATACTTTCTTACATTTGGATTTTTCTCAAGTATTTTTAAAAATTTCAACTCAAGACCACTTCTGAAAAATATATCGCATTGATTCTTTTCTGAATGAAAATTACCTTGTTTAAATTTTGAAAAATTATTTTTTTTATTTGGACTTTTTATGTCTCTTATGATTATTGCTCTTGTTTGAATGTTTTCTGGCATATTCATGCCTATATGCTTTGATCTATAGTGAATTTGCATGTCTCTGACAGGGTGTTGACACAGTGGGCATAAGACATAATCATCACTTTCAGTATGATTATTGACTATATGATCTTTTAACAGATCAATATCATTGAATGTATCTTGACAAACAAAGCAACAGAATTTTCTGGTTTTATCTTTTTTGTTCATGTCATAATATATACTTTCGTGAAAACATTTATTGAATTTTTAAAAGAAGAACGAAAGAATTCAGACTTCATTGATACTTTCGGGACTATTTTCAACATAGATCAAGATGCTTTTGAAAAAGCACTTGAAAAGACACCATCTGTATTTTCTCAGGCACTTTATGGTGATGACCAAATAGGTGTCGGAGCTTTTGATACTAAGAAGGTTGGAGAAAGAACGTATCAACTTAAAAACAGAGATGCTTTTGGCGACATAAGATATAGGAATAATGTCAAGATGCGTCAACCAGTTAAAACAATTATTAATAAATCATTTATGGATTATCTTAAGACACAAGGGTTAGCTGGAAGTGAAAAGATAGTACCAAAAAATGAAAAGAAGGACAAATGAAAGGATTCAAAAATTGGTTGAATGAAGTTTCCACAAGCACAGCAGATGTGGCACACTTCTCTTTACCAATTAATGCTGGAATGGTTACAAGAAACTTCCCTCAGTTCTTTAATGTTAAAGATTATGGTTTCGGTGGTCCTATACAACATTTAACTTCTACAGATTATATTCCAGAAAAAAGAAAAAAACATAGAAAAAAACATTCTTGATGTATACATAATGACGGAAGGTTTCGATCTTCTATATTGTCAAAAGATAAATTTTTAATAAGTAAGTCAAAAAAAATACAAATAATAATTAGATATATCTGGGTTTTCGGAGGTTTCCTTAAAAAACCTCCTTTTTTTATTGATTCTTTTTAACAATTAAATATAATAAAGCAACCTAGAGGATTTTCAGATGGATGCTTTTTCCCTTCTTCCAAAAACTAAAATTGATTGTTTAGACAAAGGATTTGTAGAAATAGTTGATGTAATGCCAAGAATTATTCCAGATGGACAAACATGCGATTATGCAATTGCTCAAATGGCAAGGGTCAGTTATGGACAAGGAACTAAATCTGTCAACGAAGACAAAGGATTGATTCGTTATCTTCTCAGACACAATCATACTTCTCCATTCGAGGGAATCGATTTTAAGCTGCATATGAAAATGCCTATCTTTATTGCTAGACAAATGATAAGGCACAGAACTGTATCGCTCAATGAAATCAGTGGCAGATATTCTGTAATGAAGGATGAATTTTACATTCCTAATGTTGAGGATTTGAGAAAACAGTCAACAACTAATAAGCAGGGTGGCGAAGAGATTTTTGAAAAAGAGTCATCTCAAGAATTTGTTGATAAGATTGATTCAAGTTGCAAAGATGCATATGCTTTTTATTTGCAAATGTTAGATGCTGGTGTTTCAAGAGAACAAGCCAGAATGATTTTGCCTCTTAATCTTTATACAGAATGGTACTGGAAACAGAACTTGCATAATTTGTTGCATCTTCTGTCCCTTCGAGCAGATGCACACGCTCAGAAGGAAATTAGGGTGTATGCTGATGCTATTCTTGAGCTTATTACGCCTTTGGTCCCATGGACTATTGAAGCATGGAATGATTATCATCCAATGCGTGGAGCAATGTCTTTAACAAAATTAGAAGTCGAAGCTATTTCAAATTCTGATATTAAAGGAACTATTCCTGAGATCCGCTCTGAAAACAAGAGAGAATCTCAGGAATGGAAAGTTAAAGCTGAAAAACTTTTTCCTAGTAAATAACTTTTGATGTGTTTTGCATCTTATTATCTAATTCGATAAACTTGTTAAGCATTTCAACAAGTTTGTCTGCTCTTTCTCTTGTAATAAGGACTTCATCAAAGCTTCCTGATTTATTATTGATTCCAAACAAATATGTAAAAGCATTTTTTAATCTTTCAAAAAAAGTAGTAGGAGCTAAATGTATTTGCACATAGAACTCACAACCTTCTAACTTCTTGTTATCTGTCCACCAAGTTAATCCAAAATGTGCCATGTGTTCTAAAGACCCACATTGACAAATAATGAATTCCGATACTTCTTCATACTTTCTGACTGGCATAGTTAGCCTCCTTGATGGTCTCATTCTGCCATTTTATTAAATGAAGTCAATACCCTTTTGTTTTATTTGACTAGTTTAATTTGGAGGAAAAATTATGAATGGTGATAATTCTTGGCGTTATATGCTTTTGTTTTTTCAATTGATAACTCTGATTGGTGTTACAACTTTAAATTGTAATAACAATCGTGTTAACACATTGCAAAGCGGTGCAAAGATTGAACAATCAGAACTAGAAGCACAACTTGCTAATAAAAATTTGTATCTGGACAATTATACTTGGACTGTGTCAAAAACTCCAAGTGTAACTATCATTGACAATCAAGTTATAGATGGAATTAACATTATTTTCTTAGAATTGAACGATAGTAGGACTGTTCGATTGAATGAAGCTAAGTTTTCAGCTAAAGAAAACGATAATGTTGTTACTGTAAAAGTTAAAGCTTTTTGCAAATCTTACGCAGAAAGAGTTAAGGGTAGAATGATTCTTACAAAGACAAGCGTGATTGATTCTAAAATTTCAGAATAATTACCTTCGACCGAAGGCTTCTGTCCTACTTTGGTCAAGTAGGACAGTATGCTTTTGATTTAACTGGTGATTTTTTATAATAAGTTGGTTTTGAGTAATAGATAGGCTTGTTAGCTGTTGGTGTGTTATATAATTTGGGGGCAGATGAACTGGGAACAACTTGCGGAAGAGACTTTGGTTCTTCTTTTGGACTTTCTTTTGGTTCTTTTTTTTGTTGGTTTGCCTGTAGTAACTCTTCTTTACTGTTTGCATCAAGTTCTTTGATTAACTCTTTGATCGCAGCTTTGTCTATTTCCTTTTTGCTGGGAAATTTAACAACAGGCAAATCTTGAGCTAAACAATTTAAGCTAAATGCAAACAGTAAAAAAAGAATTAATTTTTTCAAGACTTATCCTCATCAATTGCTTTTTCAATAGCTGCAAGTACTGCTTGCAAAATCTTTTGTCCATACTTTTCAAACACATATGGAATTACTTTTTCGAGCATAACTTGAATCATTGTTGCGCTCATCATATCAATGTTTTTGTCACTGATCATATCTTCAATTTCACGTTTGCCCATAACAGTTGCACCAAATGATTTGATGCTTTCGGCTTCTACCATATTGGCTACCATCTTTTTTCTAGAAACCATTGAGATAAAGAAATCTAAAACAAATGGACCAAACAGTCTGAATGATTCAATAATAAAGGCAAAGGAAAAGCCATTCCTAAGTCCTTCTGTTACTGTGCTAAGTACTTCAGGACCATACTTATTTAAACAATCAGCAACAAATTCTGTGGAAGCGCCCATGTTGAGAGCATCTTCCTTCATTACTTCAATGTCAGTCAATGAATATCTTGTTTCTGGCTCACTCATATCAAGCTCCTTATACTTTAACAACAGGGACATCGTCTGCCGGATCTTTATCTAGATGATCTTCCACAATACCTTGGAAAGCAAAACAATCAAGCTTGCTTCGGCTTGTAAAATGTTCTTTTCTAACATAGCAATAGCCACCTAATCCAAAACTGGAACCCCAACTATTCTGAAGTTTTACCAACCAGCCATACTTGCTATGTTGTTTTATTCCGCATGCAAGCATTGAATGTCCTCCACCACCACCATTTGGAAGTGGAGCAATACCTTCTGAATCAACTTTAATAAAGTTAGATCCAACAAGGATACCGATGTTTACAACAAAACCAAGATTGATTGCTTGGCAAACTTCTTCAAATGTGTCACATTGATAAGCATATCCCAGCTTAAATCTAGCAGCATTGTCATAAGAAGCCTTGGTTAGACTGCTCTTGTAATAAACACGGTCATGTGGGAATGCACTTGTTTCGCAGATTCCATACTTTCTAAGCATATTAAGGCTATCTGAAATATAAGCTCCACCATCTTGTCCACCATTAATTAAAGCATAGTGGAAGAATGGATTGAAACTTTTTTGAATGTTTTGACGTTGCTTTTGCAAAATTTCCATTCCAGCAGCAGATGCATGACCAACACAGCTGTTAGTTGACTTTTGGTTTAGGATTCTATGCCCTTGCCAAGACATATCAATTTCTTTAAGAACAGCAGCGTTAAAGCTCTTGAACGCATCTCCAAACTTTGGAGTATCATTTTCTGGACTTGGTGTGTGTGAAAGAATACGATAATAACCGTCGAAATATATTGATGGAAAACTCATGTTATTCTCCCTTTGTAATTTTGTTTAGAACTTTAATAACTTCTGCTTCTGTTTTTGGAATAGCACTGTAGTAAAGGACAGTTCCATCAGTTTTTTGTACAACAAACAAATTATTACTGTTTAATTTCTTAAGAAGCCCATCCATCTTCTTCTGTTTGACAACCAAACTGTTAACATCATAAACCTTATAAAAGCTTTTTGTTTTTAGAATAATATCTCTGATATCTTTACCATTTAAAACAGCTGCAATATCTGGTGTTGATTCATTATAATCTGTTAAAAAAGTAACATGCAAACCTTCTGGAACCTTTTCTATTACTACATCTGGATCAATAGGATCATTTGGATCTGGTTTTACTGGATCAGGCTTAACGCCTTTAACTGTAATGTCGGTTCTTGCAAAATCCGTTAGCTTGCCTTCTATAAGAGCAATAGCAAAAACATTAATGCTTCCAGATTGAGGAACAGAAACAATTAAACTATTTGCAGCATCATTAGCAACATATTTAACTTTGCTGTTACCAACTACAAACCATTTAACTTGTCCCTTGGATTTTGCTTGGACAACAAGAAATCCTTCACTGCTATCAACCGTGATTGGTTCAGGCAGTTCAAGTCCTTCAACTTTATTTGTAATTGAATATATGGGTGACTGCGGGATTGCTGGTGGTTCAACTGCTATAAGTGAATCAGCAGAAAAACATGAAACTGTAAAAAGAGCAGAAAGCAAAACACTTAGTAGAAATTTCATTTCATCTCCATGAAGCTGTGTATGCTGTTAAAATAGTATATTTTCTTTAATTAGTAACCAATTTTTGAAAGTCAAAGATAGTTTTGCTTCTTCTAAACTGTTGAGTAGTCGTGCAACACCAGATTGTCCAGCAGCACCAAGGGTTTTTAATTCTTCTCCGCATTTATCTGGATTGTCTATACAAAAAGAATTTAAATAATCTTTAGTATCATCTATTGCTGAAAATAAATTTTTCCAAATTTTTTCTTCCTTCAAAGTTTTATTAAGATTGCTACCTGTTAGTCCATGATTTTTTTCATAATAGTCAAATCTTCTTATCAAGTTATTAGTTAACGATTCTTTGCTAAAATCACAACTATTGTTTGTGAATATCTCAACAATTTTTTTCAACATTTCTTCATGTTCTTCTGAACCAATTTTATTTACATTTTTTTCTTTGTGAAGGTCTTGCAGATCTCTAGATCCATAAATATATCCAAATCTATAAAGTCTTTTTAGTATTGTTAAGACAGAGAAAGGTAATTTTTTTTGTTCAATAAAACTTAATTTTTTCATTAAAATATCAATAAATTCTCTTAAATTCATTAAGAACTCTTTATCTTTGAAAGATAATACTTCCTTTTTTGGTTCTGGTTCTGGTTCTGGTTCTGGTTCTGGTAATTCTCCTGTTCTTGTCATTTCTCCAGTGTCTTCATCGTCTGCTGGAAGAGGAGCAGGACCAGTTGGGTCTGACATTATTGGAGGACCACCACTGCCATCTGGCGGCGTAACAATTGGCGCAGGATCTTTTGGTTTTCTTGGTTTTCTTGGTTTTTTTGGCACTTCGGTTTCTGTTTCAGCCTCTGCCTCGGCTTCAGCTTCTATTTTTTCTTTTGCAGGAACAGGTGTAAAAGTAGGAGAAGTTTTTGTTGGTCCGTATTCTTTTTCTGTTGTAGTTTCTCCACTTACTGCTTTTGTAATTGCAATGTCTGAATTTTTTCTTAAATTATCTAAGATTTTATTTGCAGTAGCTTCATCTCCAGTACTTTTTACTAAGCTATTTTTAAAGGTTCTATAAGCGAAATCTAATTGATTTTTTAAAATTTCTGTTGCTTTGGTAATATCTTTACTGCCATATCCTGATTTCCAACCATGATACAAACCGCTTAAAGCGCCACCAATACCTCCAAAAATCCCTTCATTAAGGTTTCTTGTGTTATTGATCTTCATCGCTAATGAGATCAAATCAGTTGGACTAACTCTTTTTTCAACCAAAAAATTTACGAACTGATCGTCGATTAGCTTTTTTCTTAGTTGATGTAAATTGTGCATATTTTCCTTTATTTTCTTTAACTATATTTACTTCATGAACAATATTTTTTCAAAATTAATAGATAAGCTTTTTGTTAAACCAATAACAATTAATGTTATTGGAGATGTTATTATTGATGAATATTATCATGTTGAAGTTGACAGAATAAGTCCAGAATTTCCAATTCCAGTTCACAGTTCTAATACATCTGAACCATATCAGACATTATGCGGAGGTGCAGCTAATGTTGCTTATCAATTCCGCAATTTTAATGTAAAAGTTAATATTATCTCTTTGTTGAACCCTAAATCAGAACAAATTTGTTCTTCAAATGGAATAAATACTCAATATTCAATTGTTGATGAAAAAATTAACAACCCAATAAAAAGAAGATTTTACAAAGATTTTCACCCTTTAACCAGATGGGATATTGAAAAGTCTAATTTTGGACTAAGCAATATTGACTCTTATCTTGAAGAACTCAAGATTCCAGAAGCAGATATTAATATTTTTTCAGATTATGATAAAGGATTATTTTCAACAAATTGGCATAAAAAATATTTAAAGCAAAGTAAATCGCTCGTTGATCCCAAAAAGAATCTTAACATTTGGGAAGGATGTTATTTATTTAAGCCTAATGCTGTTGAAGCAAAAAGATTTGTCAGCAAAGAAAAAGTTGAAGATCAGTTGAAATGGCTTCATGCATTGTTAGGATGTAATAATGTTGTTATTACAAATGCAGGGGAATGTGTAGATGCAATTGATGATAATGACAAAATATATCATGTAACACCTAGTAAAAAAGTAATAAAACCAGAAAGCGTAATTGGTGCTGGAGATGCATACATGGCATTCTTGGCAATGTCACTAGGTGTAGGCATCGATTTTTTAGAATCATTAAACATTTCGTTTGAAGCTGGGATTAATTATGTTGCTAACCGTTATAACAAACCTTTAAACCCATCAGATTTTTTTGTTGAAGATAAAGTGATTGATAATCCTGCTGTGTTAAGAAACAGGGATTTTAGCCTAGTGTGGACTAATGGCTGTATGGATCTTACACATTACGGACATATATCATCTTTAAAACAAGCAAAATCTTTTGGCGACAAACTCTGTGTTGGTATTAATTCAGATGAGAGTATAGCTAAATTGAAGGGTGAAAAAAGACCAATCATACCTTTGTCTCAAAGAATTGAAATGTTAAAAGCAATAAAATATGTAGATTTTATTTTTGTTTTAGAAGAAGATTTCCCTCAAAATGCAATTGAATCAATTAAACCAAATGTTTTGGTTAAGGGTGAAGATTGGCGAGGTAAAAACATTGCTGGAGCCAATGTTGTTGATAGAATTGAATTCATTCCTTTGGTCGAAGGTCTATCAACAACTAATATTATTGATAAAATCATTCATGCTTATGGATGAGTTTTGCTTTAACAAATGGGCAGTAGTGAAACTGTCCAATGATTGTTGAAGTTACACCAACAAAAAAACCTAAAACAAAAGCCACTACCAATGTGATAAATGTTTTCATTTTTAAACCCTCCTAAATAAATAGAGATATGTTATCATTTAAAAAATATATGAATCAAATTGAAGAAGCCGCAGCTACTATTCCAGCTGTAGGAACAACTAGTGCTACTACTAAGACACCAGCACCTACCAAGCCTATAAATCCAGCTACTAGAACTGCTCTTGAAACAGCAGCAAAAGCCAATCCAGTTGCTCTTCGTCTATTTTCTACGGGAGATCAAAAAGGCGCAATAAAAAAATTAAGAGAAGATCCTAAATTTTTAACAGCAATGGCACAGGTGACTGCTGCTAATCCTGCTGCCAACGCCGCTGCTTTAGTTAATGCTGCTTTGGGTGGAAATCCATGACTTTCAAAGACTTCTTACAACTTGATGAAAGAAATGGTCATGGTGGCAGTCGCCATAACAGCTTTACTGTATTGAGGATGAATATTCCAAAAACAGTTGGACCACATTTCCCTAAATCTCCAAAAAATATGAGAAAGAAACTCTTTAAGTTTTGATGGTTCTATTTCCAGAAATTAAATATCCAAAGTTCAATCTAGGTATTGTTGTCCCTCCATACAAACCATATGATGTTTTGTCATTTCTATGTTGGTTTTCTTTTTACAAGAACATGCCAAAAGTAAATCCAGTAATTTTTGTTTCAGGAAATTCTCAAGTCGATATGGTTCCTTGGGCAAGAAAAATTGGAATTCCTGTATTTTATGTTCATTCATGTTTCAATCCAACCATTCTTACAAGAATTAATATATGGGATAGATCTTGTGCTATTGTTGTATCAAATGTTTTTTGTATGAACAAATTTAAATTTACACGAAACATTAGAGACAAATATGTATTGATAACCAGTCCTGTTCATGATACTGATTCGGTTTCTTATGGGAAAATGGAAGAAAATAAGTGTTATGATTTAGTTCATTGGAATATTCAAAATAATTTTGAAGAAGTCAGAGATAGGATAGTAAATAGTAATAGCATCTTTTTAGGTGATAAGAGTTTAAATCAAATTAAACTTGAATCATTTTGGAATGATGCTAAGAACATAAGAACTCTTTTGGATAAGGAGGCACCGCCATGAAAAGATTTGATTTTGAAACATATGGCGATGATGAGTTCGATGACGACTTTGAAGATGAAGATGAAGACGGAAACGAAAGTTTCATCGATTCTCAAATGTTAGCCATACAGATGGAACAAAATATTCTTCTTGAGCAAGAAATTCAAACAAAATTGCTTGAGGAATCATTGAAAATTTGTAAAAGTTCTTGGTTTTGGTCGTTTATATCATTAAAAAATAAAATGGAAAAAATTAAAATTGCTTATAATGAATTAAAAAAATTGATTCAAGATTAAGTTTTTCAAACCTTGCACTAATTTATTGATATAGTTCAAGGGTCAATGTCTTGCCTACATATAATTTTGCTTGTAAAAACTGTGATAAAAACTACGAAGCACTAGCGTCTTTCGATCCAAAAGGTCGATACGCTAGCGTTTCATGTCCTGATTGTAATTCGAAGAAAAAGAAAAAATTAATAAATGATGCTAATATTAAGTTCGCCCAACCTAAAGACACTAGTAAATTTGATAATTTTAATTACAGGGCTGGATATAACTTGGAACAAGCTCAAGATCTAAGAAGAAAAGCAGAAAGTTCTTCCCATATGGGAACAACTCCGTATAATCCGATTGATGATATTTCTAGTGGCAATCACTTTGGAGAGGTAAAATAACATGGTTAGTTTGACACAGTTTGCTAATAACAACAATCTTGATGATTATAAGAAGCTCCATGAAGAGCTTGGTTTTGAAGAATATCTTAACAGATGTTACAGTAATCCAAAATTAGCTCGTAATTCTCATCAAAGAATTTACGACATGATCACTTCTTTCGGGACAGAAGAAATTGATAAGTATCGCAAGAAGATCGTAACCTATAAATTTTTTGAAAATCATGAAGAAATTAAAGTTTTTGGTATCGAAGATCAGCTTGAGTCTTTGGTTGCTCATTTCAAGGGTGCCGCAGGACATTACGGTCCAGAAAAACGCATCCTTCTTCTATGCGGACCTGTAGGCTCTGCCAAGTCTACTATTTGTCGATTAATCAAGCGTAATATGGAAGATTATTCCAAGACTGAAAATGGCGCTTGGTATTCCTACAAGTGGGTCAATCTGCCAACAGGACAAAATGGCTTCTACACAAGCGACACTTGTGAATGCCCAATGAACGAAGATCCAATCAAGCTTCTTCCTCTTGCAGTAAGAAAGCAAGTACTTGAGGAATTGAATAAGATTCATAGGGATAATGCTGATCCATCACAAAGAACAACTCTCTACAGCCTCAATGTAGAAGGTGAAATTAATCCAAAATGTAAGTTTTTCTTTGACAAATTGCTCAAGATGTACAATGGAGATTGGGTTAAAGTTGTAAATAACCACATTGTTGTTGTCAGAAAACAATATTCTGAAGCAGATAGAGTTGGTATTGCTTCTTTCCAGCCTAAAGATGAAAAGAATCAAGATAGCACAGAACTTACTGGTGATATCAATTTTGCTCTACTTCCAACATTCGGAAGTGATTCTGATCCAAGAACATTTAATTTCGATGGTGAATTCTGCGTTGCAAATCGTGGAGTTATCGAATTTATTGAAATGCTAAAGCTTGAAACAGCTTTCTTGTACGATCTTCTTGGAGCATCACAAGAAAAGTCAATTAAGCCTAAAAAGTTTTCTCAGATTAGCATTGATGAAGCTATCATCGGACATACCAATATTCCTGAATACGAAAAGTTAAAGAACAATCAGTACATGGAAGCTTTGAAGGACAGAACTGTAAGAATCGAAATTCCTTATCTCCTAGAATGGAGCAAGGAACTCAAAGTATTAGAACAAGATTATAATTCAAATAAGATCAAGCAGCATATCGCTCCTCACACATTACAGATTGCTGCACTGTTTTCAGTCCTTACAAGGCTTGAAGATGACAAGGACAATAAGATCACTTTGACAGAAAAAGCAGACCTCTATGATGGAAAGATGTTGCCCGGATGGACAATTGATAGAGTTAGAGAGATTAAGGATAAGAACCCAAATGAAGGTATGACTGGCATGTCTGCAAGATATGTACAGGACAAGATTTCTTCTACCTTATCAAGCAGACATGATTATATTAATCCATTCATGGTGCTGAATGCTTTGAAGAGTGGACTTGAGAATCATTCTCTTATTTCTAACAAAGATTTGGTACGCAAGTATCAAAACTGCATTACTCTTGCAACTAAGAAGCTTGATGACATTCTTAAGAACGAAGTTCAAAAGGCTCTTGTGGGAGATGAAGAGGCAATTGTCAGGCTTTGTGCAAATTATATCGACAATTTGATGGCTTACATCAATAAAGCAAGAATTACTAATAAGATTACTGGACGAGAAGAAAGTCCAGATGAAAAGCTAATGCGATCTATTGAGAGCAAGATTGATGTTCCAGAATCTACTTGTGATGATTTCCGGCGTATGATTGCAGCTTTTATTGGCGATCTTGCAGTAAAAGGTAAGACTTTCAGATGGGATAGCAACCCTCTTCTCAAGAAAGCTTTGGAATCAAAGTTGTTTGAGGATACAAAAGATCACATTAAATTGAGTGCATTTTCATCTGGAGCAACAACAGTTGACCCAGATGTTCAAAAGAAGATTGATGCGGTCAAGCAAAGACTTGTTGAAAAATATGGTTATAATGAGCAGAGCGCAACAGATGTGCTTGATTATGTAAGCAGTATTTTTGCAAGAGGCGATTTAGCAGAAGACCTATTCTAATTTAAGGGGACATCAATGCCAAGAAGGATTGATTCCGACCATAAAGACTTTAGAGATATTGTCAGCGGTAGAATCAGAAAAAACTTGAAGAAGTTTATCAAGAGTGGCGAAGTATTTCGCCACCGTGGTAAAAACGGTAAAGTTTCAATCAAAATACCATCAATTGACATTCCTCATTTTCTTCATGGTAGGAATCCTAATGGTGTTGGGCGTGGAGATGGCAAAGATGGCGACACCATCGGTAAAGATGGTGGATCAAAAGGAAATGGTAATGGTGCTGGACAAGATGAAAGTGAAGGCATCATTGTCCAGTTAGATATGGAAGATATTCTTCATTTCATGAAAGAAGAACTCAGTCTTCCTGATATCAAACCAAAAGAAAATGCCAATCTTGAAGATGTAAAAATCAAATATAATAACATTTCTCTTGTTGGTCCAGAATCTCTTCGTCACACTCGTAGAACAATGCTTCAGGCTTTGAAACGTCTTTGTGGCACTGGCGAAATCAACGAAATGTACGAAATTCCCGGCTTTAAAGATAAAGTCAGGATGATTAATCCTATTAATAGTGACAAAAGGTACAGACAATATAACGAAATTGTCTTTCCTTCAAGCAACGCAGTTGTTATCTTTGCTAGAGATGCTAGCGGATCAATGGATGATAATAAAGTTTCTGTTGTGTCTGATATGGCTTATTGGATCGACACTTATATCAGAAGTTTTTATCAAAGAGTCGAAAGACTTTATGTTTGGCATGACGTTGCTGCTCACGAAGTAGATGCAAAGGACTTCTATAGGATAAGAAACGGTGGCGGCACCACATGTTCTACAGCTTTAGATCTAGTTGCAAAACAATTTGAGAATAGATTTCCTCCTAACAATTGGAACATCTATTTCTTTTATTTCACAGATGGTGAAAATTATGATAATGATAATGAAAAGTTTGTGTCTCTGCTGAAAAAGGAATTTCCTCAAAATATAGTCAACTTGGCTTCTATAACACAAATTGGTTCGTACACTTATAAAGGAACTGTTGCAGAAGCAGTGGAAAAAGAAATTATAGAAGGAACATTAGGAGATAATGTGATTGTCACAGAAATTCCGCATGGTGTTCTTAAGGATGAAGAAAAACGGAACGAAGCAATACTAGGTGCTATTAGAGAAATTCTTGGAAATCCGTTCACAAGTGCGGATAGGACATTTTAAAAATGAGTGATAAATTCTTATTTGGTTCACCTGTTCTGTTTGGATCAGCAACCACCCCCGGTGTGCCAATTCCAGAAGAACTACAGAAACATATCCCTACCATTTTTAAAGCTTGTAAAGATTTTGGTCTTGATTTTTATCCAACCATTGTACAAATGCTTTCTCATGATGAAATGAGTGAAGTTGCAAGCTATGGTGGATTTGCAGTAAGATATCCACATTGGAAGTTTGGCGCTGAATACGAAGAAATGCAACGTGGTTATCTGCACGGCAACCATAGAATATATGAAATGGTTATCAACTGTAATCCATCATATCTATATTGTCTAAATTCAAACACAATTCTTGATAATATTACGGTTATTGCTCATGCTCTTGGGCATGTTCATTTCTTCAAGAATAACATTCATTTTTCTAGAACTAATACGAATGCTCATAATGAACTTGCCAACAATGGATCTAATGTAAGAAAATACATGTCTCGATATGGAAGAGAAACTGTTACAGAATTTATTGATAATTTAATGCGTCTTGAAACACTTGTCGATCCAATGAATATTTGGAAAGAAAGAAAAGCTAAAGAAGTTGTAATCACAGATAAAAGAGAATACTCTTTCCCAAGAAGAATTAAAACAAAAAATGATTACATGGAAGACTGGATCAATACAAAAGAATTTATTGATGCTCAAAATACAAAAATTGAAGAACGAGAAATATTAAATGATCTGAATATGATGGCTAACCCAGAATCTGATGTATTTGGGTATATTAAAGAAAACGCACCATTCAAACCTTGGCAACGAGATATTGCAGAAATTCTTTACAACGAAGCAATTTATTTTAGCCCACAAGGTAAAACTAAAGTATGCAACGAAGGTCTAGCCTCATGGACAGACTACAATATTATTGCTAAACAAGGCTATTGCAGCCTTGGACAAGAAGCAGAAGACGCTGGGATTGTTGAATATTCAATTCATAAAGCAGGTGTGCTTGGAGGCAAATATAGCACCAATCCATATAAACTTGGCTTTACTCTTTTGATGGATATTGAAGAAAGATGGAACAAAGGCAGATTCGGAAGCGAATATGAATCTTGCACAGATCCATTACTTAAAGAAAATTGGGATCAAAAATTAGGATTAGGTAAAGAAAAGGTGTTTGAAGTTTGCAAAAACTATGATGATTTTCAGTTAATTAATGAATTCTTTACTAAAGATTTTTGTGAAAAGAATGAGTTCTTTGAATACAAAAGATATCCAACTGGTGAAGTTAAGATTGAAAGTCATGATTACAAGAAGATCAAAAAGAATCTTCTTAAGAAACATATCAATAGAGGATTGCCAAACATTAAATTAGTTGAACCTAATTTTAAAGGGAATATTTTCTTTATACAACATTATTCTGATGGTTTAGAATTGTATAAACCATATGCTTATGAAGTAATTAAATCTATTTGCCTTTTAATGAGACAACCTGTAGCATTGCAAACAATCAATCACAATAATGATGAAGTGTTTTATTATTGTCAAGATATGAATGGTGACTATTCGCTTGCTGATCCCAAGACGATTAGTAGGGAGCAATTGATGCGGCTATGAGTCAACCAGCTTTAAGATTCGTTTTTCAAAATGCACCCGGCTTACCATTCGGTAAATGGTATTCTAAATTTGATAACAGTCTGGAAGATAAAAATGTTAAAATATTTTTATTCGGAGACAGATCTCTTGCTAATACATGTTTTTTAAAGTCTATTATTCAAAAAAGATGTTTTTTTAATGTGTTTTGTGATGAAGAATTAATCAAAAATATTGATTATGTAAACAATTATATTAAAAAATATTGTGAAAGCATGTTGGTCAAAGGTGCTTTTTCAGAGTCTCCATTGAAATTTGATACTGATGCTGATTTGGTTCTAAGAAATTATGAGAAAATTAATTTAAAAGAATTTTTTAAAGATGAGTGGCATTTTTATTACACAAACAAATCGCCACACTACTATAGACTTAGTGACCAATATGGCAATATGCCATTTGGTTATATATGGTCATTTTTCTTCACAGAAGATGAAACAGAAACATTAGTTCTTGATGATTATGTTCTAGAAAATAAACATATGTTTCAACATAGCATGAAGCTTACAACAGAACTTGAACCTGAAAAAAAATATAAAATAATATTCTGGGATATGAACAAATATAAATTTGATATTAACAAAATCATGGGCGCTGTTAAAGAAAACGGCTTGCTATTGGTAAGAAATGGTGACTTTGAAGTTCCTAATATGATTGGTTGGCGGGATGTAAGAAATCGCATGCTTGGAGTGGTAAAGGTTTAAAAATGTTAAACGAAACAATTGAATATTTTGCATTTTTAAATTTGACTTTTATGTTTATTATGTTTATGGTATACTTTAGTGTACTTGATAGGAAAGATGATTATTATGAATGATACTCAAGACATTTCTATTTTGATTAAACAAAGTCCTCTTGAAATGTTTAATCAAATACAACATCTCAAAAAACACAACGAAGAACTTCAATCTATTGATTCTTTACAACAAATGACAATCGAAAGATTGAATAAAGAAGTTCATCGTCTTCGTGAATCTTTGTTCTTATTAGAAGATCAATACAAAAGAAGTCTTGTACAAAACACCTCCATTTGTTAAAATGTGGAGGTAATTTGTTGTTAGCAAGGAAGAGCTATGCACATGAATATTGTTGGCTTTGAACATTTGCATTTACACAGCGAATACAGTATCCTTGACGGTTTTGGGAAAATTTTAGAATATTGTGACAGATGGAGCACACATGGTGATTACCTTTGTGTTACCGATCATGGACTCATGGCATCAATCCCAAGTCTAATCTCACAAACAGAACAATTTGATAAAAAGAAGTTTAAGCCAGTTTTTGGCTGCGAGCTTTACGTTAATCCTATTCACACAGAAGCAACTCAGAACGAAGAAGAAAGAAATAACTTTATAAAGAGTCTTTCTCCTGATCAATACGAAGCATTCAAAACATCAAGTCATATATTAGCCATTGCCGTTTCAAACAAAGGTTACGAAAACTTAACTAAACTTTGTAGCCTTGGTTGGT